TCATGATTATTCTCGCTTGCCAAAGTATTCCGCATGGGAAATTATTTCCCTACGAAAGATGACTGAATGGAAAATTGAAAAGAAGTATCACAGTACCATCCTCGATTTTCTTGAAGTCTCCTTACCAATCCTTTTCATCTTGATACCAGCGATGGTACTTGGTGATTGGAAAAGAAAAGATTAACACCGTCATCAAAATGGGTTTGATGACATTTTCTAGGAGATATTTATGGGTAAAAACAAAGAAACAGCTACAGCTCCAGGACTCGCTTCTGAAGTCGTATCAGCTCTCACTGAAGGTCAGAAAGCGATCCTCGGCTCTATGGATGCTGATGGTGTAGCAGAACTTTCAACTATGACAATCGAAGAAGTTCAGCAGACGCTTGACCTCATCGCTTCTCTTGGTTCATCAGCTAATATGGCCGGTGATGTTGAGTTCGTTGACGCTAAGCCTGAGCGCGAAGACATTGCCATCCTCACTGCTGGCTCCGCTGCTCTTCGTGCAGGCACAAAGATTCGCGCTTACCTTCTCGGGACTGTTCACATCTTCTCTAAGTCAATGAAAGAGAACTGGAAAGAGTTCAAGACTGAGAAGCAGCTCTACTTCTACAATTCTTACTACAAGTTCCGTGACATGAACGGCAAAGAGTTTGGTATCTGGGCATCGCCTACTCTTCGCGTACTCGAGAAGATTCCTACTCACGCTTCTACTCCGGCACTCGTTGCTCAAGACCCTCTGGTTGAAATTTCTTACTTCGGTAAGATCGAAGGCAAAGAGCGTCTGAAGCAGGAATTCGGACTCGAGCTTTCTAAGGGTAATGCGGCCCATGTGTTCACTGTGCGCGTTCCAGCGAACGTCAAAGTTCAGAACTACATCAAAGGTTCCATTAACTCTCTTAACTCTCCGGTTCCTGTTGAGTCTTCTGCTGATACTTCAGTATCACGCGAAGAAGCTACTCGTCAGAACTACGAGAAGCTCATGGCGCTTCAGGGCGGCGACCAGGGCGTAGCAGGTATTCTCGCTCAGTAATTGAATTCAGGGGAAGGGGCGAATGCCTCTTCCCCTTTAAATAAAAATCAACTGTTTACACCTGCACAGTAAACAAAACAGAAAAGATCAGGGAATAGAGCAGCGGGTATTTTGGTATAATCAAAGGGTGAAAAGAAATTATGAAGTTTTTCTTTCTTATACCGGAGAAATCATCATCAAGAACGGTGAATCAATTTTGATTTATCGTTTTGAGGGTGAGGAGCAGCTATGTGCCTTTGCCACTGACGTTGAGCTTCACGACATGCTTTTGTTTCCCTTAAAGGAAGTTCCGGTAAAAATATGGAAAAGACACAAGAAAAGAATAAAGAAGTTCTTCTCAGAGAACTAGCCTCTCACCCAGCTACTGCTCTTTCATTTATGAGGACGATGTTTTCGGCCTTGGAAATGTGTCATGAAGTTTTATATGATCTGACTTGGGAGAGGGGCGGAAAGCTTGATCCGATACAAGAAGAGTACGTCGTTAAATTAAACAGAATTGTAAGTGAAATTTTAGAAAAGCAGGAGGATTAGTATGGATAGCAATATGAGAATTATCGAGAAGAGTAGGGATATCTCAAGAAAATTAAGGTCTGCCACTGACATGACGCAAGCATCCACCATTTATGTTTCTTACTATGTGGCCGACAATGAATTGAAGTGGACGATCAGGCTCAACGGGATCGACAATAGAGTCAATGGTATTTCCCTAGGGGTGTGCTTTATGACTATTAAAGATGTTATGGCCAATCACAAGCTGTTATCCAAAAAGTCACTCGGCGTTCGCTGGCCTGGTATCCACGGATTAAACTCTTTGACAAAATTCATTGAAGGAGAGGTTTCTTCAAACTGGAAGGCCACAAATGAAGGCATCATCGAAGTGGCAAAGAAATGGGAAGACAGGATTCGGACTCGTCTTAAAGATGAGGGCCAGATCAAAAATATTATTTTTAAGCCAGAAAACGCATTTCAACCATTAACAGAAGGAGAGGTCCGTGAGTCACTTTTTTGATAAAGAATTTTGGATAGACGTATGGATTTGTCTTTCCGCTATGAGGAATGAGCTTCTGATAAACCTTATTGTCTCTATTTATATCTCCGTCGTAGCAAATCCATTTGCAGGCCTTGCCGTCGGAGTTTATATGAATTTGATGATTATCAATTTTGGTATTCACAAGCTCCAGATCAACCAACTGGATACTCTCTCCAAGAAAGACAAGAACCTTAGACTTCTTTGCACTAAGATTCTTGATTCTATCCATGACGGAGTATCTGCGGCGCTGAAGAACCTTTCCACTAACCCTCAGGCCACAGAAACTTTTTTGATTATTATAAAAGAAAACCTGAACACTGTTCTTCATCAGATCAAGCTGGCAGAAAACGGTGTGACAAAAGAGGATTTCAAAAAGTTTACAGAAGAGAATAGCTTATGATGTTTCAGGATATTCTTCAGCTAGTGATCTTCTTCTTTTCTCTTCTCTTGGTGGTTGCCGCAGTAATGATGGCCATACTTGGGATGGTCAATCGGAATCTCCTGATGTCGCTCATAACAGTGGCGCTGGTATGTGTCATTATTTGGCTGCAAAGGATTTCTGCCTACCTAGATGGTGTGTCAAGATGAGGACTAACAAGTGTGGCGTCACAGAGGTAGCGCATTTGAGAACCGACAAAGAGAAGTACGACCAGGGCTGGGACAGAATCTTTGGCCAGAGGAGTAAGAGTGAAGAAATCGTTATTGAAGCTGAAAATCCTTCCCATGAGGAGGATCAACGAATTAAAGAGCTTGCCCGGAGATCTTATCAGTCGTTGGATTGTGGGCAAGATACTGAAGGCTTTCCGGAATCATCAAGCTACGTTTACGGCTTCATGGAAGGTTACAAAAAGGCCCTTGCCGAACAAAGAAAGTGAGTAGTAAGTTTATATCCATCAAATAACCAAGGAGTAGATTATGAATGGAATCGGATCAGTTTGTATTAAAAAAGAAACAATTTTTATTATGATCGATGGTCAGCAAGTACCAGCTCAATGTGCTTGCGCCAAATGTGAGAAATAATATGCTTATTCAATTTACGATTGGCCTGGGGTTGTTGGAGTTTGCTTGTCATTTTGCAGCGGCGCTTTGTTATATGTGGATAGGCTTCGTGCTTAAAAATGACGACATTTCTCCCTTCTTGTTTGCGTCTGTTTTTGTTGCGGCGATTGTGCTCAATATTATCGGAGCAAGCTTATGAGCTGTCAGACTTCTAAGAATGTTCAGATTTGCCTTTTCCTTTGCTCTATGTCTTTTCTGTCAGGCATATACTTTGGGACTCAAGTGACTCTTGATCGCTTTCAGGATGAAAAAGCTCATAATGCAAAGATTCTGGAGAACTGCGTTCAGGTTATGACAGGTACTATTCCAAAACATCTTGATTTTTCTAAAAAGAAGAAGAAGAAGAAAGATGTGAAGATCGCAAAAAATTAAGAGGAATATTCTGGGTGTTGGGTTCTTTAAAGACCGATAAATAAATTTATGAGGCACGAGATGGAGCATTGCAGTTGCTACGAGTATGGGTTTAATCTGTCACACATGGAGGCTAATCATGTTTCATGCGCTGACTGTGGTCGAATTGTTTACCGCAAATTGAACGCACTCTTTGTTGAGAAAGAAGGGGTTTATTCAAACCTCCCAATGGTTGAAGCATGGGACATTGAAAGAAACGCAATGAATTGCAGGAATGAACTTCCCGCTGTTGCTCATCCCCCTTGTGAAAGATGGGGGCGGTACTGGTTCGGTGGCCCATCGGTAAAAGAACGGAAGAAACTTGGAGATGATGCCGGATGTTTTGCTTTTGCTCTCTGGTACGTTCGCACCTATGGCGGAATTTTAGAGCATCCTGAAGCGTCTCATGCGTTTAAGTTTTTCGGTCTTCCGTTACCAGAAAGAAAAGGTGGATGGAGCTCGCCGGATATTTATGGCGGCCGTTCTTGTTGTGTTGAACAGGGGCACTATGGGCACCCGGCAAGAAAAGCTACTTGGCTTTATGCCGTGAAGACAGATTACCCGGACCTAATTTGGGGGCCATGCGAAGGAAAGATGAGAATGGACGAAGGTTTTCACTCAAAGGAGCAGGCCAAGGAAATGAGAGCTCGCCCTGACTATGTTCCGGTTAAAAGATTATCGGCATACGAGAGACTGGCAACACCAGTCGATTTCAGAGACTTACTAATTAATATTGCAAGAACGGCAAGGTAAATAATCTTAGGTAACTATCCCTTGACGACAAGTAGGAATTAGTTTATACTGATTACAGAGAGGTAGAGTATGCGAATTTTAAGTCTTTTTGATGGAATATCTTGTGGGCAAATAGCCTTAAACAAAGCCGGAATTTCAAATTATGACTATCTGGCTTCGGAAATAAATCCTTATGCTATTAAAGTTACACAGCATAATTTTCCAAAAACTATACAGCTTGGAGATGTAACCAAGATTAAAGGGACGGAATTAGGTAAAGTTGATTTATTGATTGGTGGAAGTCCTTGCCAAGGGTTTAGCTTTGCTGGGAATCAACTTAACTTTGAGGACGAAAGGTCTAAATTATTCTTTGAATACGTTCGACTTCTTGAGGAGACAAGCCCTAAATATTTTCTTTTAGAGAATGTTAAAATGATTAGGGAGAGCGAAGACATAATAACTAAAATGTTGGGCGTTAAGCCTATTAAAATAAATAGTTCTCTTGTATCTGCACAAAACAGAGAGAGGCTGTATTGGACTAACTTACCCCATCCTACAATTCAGGACAGAGGATTGGTTTTAAAGGATGTTTACGAACCTATTTCTGGCACCCCGTTAAGTGATACAACCGCTTCCAGACCTAGAACTATTCGTAATTATAGGGGGTTAAATCAAAAATCTTCTTGTCTCTTGGCTACTATGTATAAGCTCAGTCAGAGTAATGGAATGACGGTCATTCAAGACAATGGAAAGTTACGCTGTATTACCCCCTTAGAGTGTGAAAGACTTCAAACCGTTCCTGATAACTATACTTCAATACTATCCAATACTAGAAGATACGAAGTGTTAGGTAATGGTTGGACAGTTGACGTTATAGTTGAATTTTTTAAGGGGTTGGCATGAGGTACACTATCAAAAATTTCATCAAAGACTTTCCAGACGATAAGACTTGCCTAGCCTTCATCTTTAAAAACCGTTACCCAAATGGACTAACTTGCCCTAAATGTGAAAAGACTTCATTTCATCCGGTCGAAGGTCGTAAGTCCTATGCTTGTTCATGCGGTTATCAAACCTATCCGACTGAAGGAACTATCTTTCATAAATCACCTACGCCATTAACTCTTTGGTTTCATGCTATTTTCCTCATGTCTCAATCCAAAAATGGGGTAGCCGCTAAGGAATTAGAAAGACAGCTTGGAGTCACATATAAAACGGCTTGGAGAATGGCGAAACAAATTCGGATGCTTATGGGACAAAATCCAGACCCATTAGGCGGTAATGAAATCATTGAAGCCGATGAAGCGTATATTGGCGGTGTTCGCAAGGGTAAACGAGGGAGAGGTGCCGCTGGTAAAACTCCTGTATTTGGAGTTGTTGAAAGGCAAGGTGAAATCAAAACTCAAGTAGTTAAAGACGTTAGGCAAGCGACAATTATTCCATTGTTTTCAAACATGGTGCCAGCACAAGCCGTTATTGTTACGGATGAATCAAGCATCTATAACAAGGTAACTAAACTAGGGCATTTGCACGAAACTATTAACCATGGAAACGGTCAGTACGGTCGAGGAGATGTTCACACCAATACTATTGAAGGCTTTTGGTCACAGTTTAAGCGTTCGGTTCACGGGACTTTCCACGCTGTTTCACCGAAGTATTTGCAGTCTTACCTTGACGAGTTTTCTTTTCGCTACAACCATCGGAAGTCTTCGCAGTCTTTGCCTGTTTTGATGTTTTCAAGGGTTGGGACGCTTTTACCAAAAGACGAAAAAATTGCTTCATAAGGATTTTTAATATGAATACGAAGGATGGTCAACTTGTCACTAAGGGATACTTACCTAAAGTTATGCGGGCAAGAAGCTATGAGACCGGCTTATGTTATAACCATCTGCAAAGAAGCACTAAAAGAAGTGGAATAAGCGCGTCCGGTAAGCTCCATTCGGGATTTGGAATCGCTGACAGACCGATTGTGCAACGTCTGTCTTCCATAATTATTCAATATACTGCATAATTAATCACAGAAAACATTCACAATACTCGATAAGAACTACCGCTGAAAAACTTTCAATCTGAACTCCCCTGTACCGTTTGTGGACTCTCTCTTCCCGGGATGGTTGCCTACCATCACGTCTACACTCGCAAGGCTTACCCTGAGCACACTGAGGAGAACTGGAACTTAATGCCCCTGTGCTCGCATCATCACGTTGAAACGCACCGGATCGGGACAGTCTCATTCTCTCGGAAGTATCCGCAAGCGCACAACTGGCTGATAAGGAAAGGATGGGAGTTGCACTCCGGGAAATGGATTTATCCGCATCCGGGATCGGAATAAATAATCTCCGGGATAACCTCGTTGTCTGGCGTGCCAAGCTCCGCAGGATGCTCAACTACTACAAGAAGAAATCAGACAGCGAAGACCTTGCGCTTGTCCTGTGCTCATTCCCGTCGACCTCTGTTTATATTTACAGCGCAACACAACTCACGTTTGAGCAGTGGCTAATGGAAGCTGAGACAATCATGAGTCAATGCTATCAAGCGGGATATCAGTACAAGGGGATGCTATGAAAACCCGTTGCTGACTAATTCCTAGACAGCCATTGTAATCTTTTCAACTCTTCACCTTGGTGCGTGTTGTTGGGTTATTATGCTCTCAGGACATTAACCGCCGGGAGGCAATATGAACACCAGAGCAATAGCAAACAACGGAAAGCCAACAATCGACGAAGGAAACGAGCATTTTATTTGGTCTTATAATGAATCAACTAAACAGGAAAATTTGCAAATAGCTACTCTTTACCTGTGCGACTCCTGCGGCACACCTTCGACAGTGAACTCGGTTTGGGTTCTAGTGGGTTATCAATTTCCAATAGGAGTTGGAGCTGCACTTAAACAAGCTAATGAAATAAAAGAAAAATTCGGTCTTTTAACCGAACTTGGAGCTAACGAAGATGGCGATGGTTTTTGCGAGAAATGCTATAAATGAAATATATGATATTACTTATTTTGCTTTCCTGCGGGAAGAGTGAGAAGAGATGCGTTTCAATAGAAGAAGCGCGTCTTCGATGCAAGGCCGATGTTGTCCGAGACTACTGGCCGGGAACAGCACCCGAGTCACTCATGAAACAGTGCGAGTACTACTACCCCGTAGAAGCATGTTATTGACTCCCGATGTAAACACACTTTAAACTGAGGTTAAGAGTCGGTGACTCGAAACATTTAACTCAGTGAGTAACTTGTGGAAGAAATCGGCGCAATAAGCGCATTGCTATCAGCAATTAAAACTCGTGTTGATGGCTCAGTCAGCATCACCCTCGAAGCAAATCCATCAGAGATCGAAGTGATAAACAAATTGTTGCAGTGCTACCTGATCGACAAGCGCTTGTTCACTGTCGCGTTCATTAGGACTGACAATGAGTAAGATGGGAAGACCTCACGGATACGATCCGAAGCACGTAACCGAGATGCTAGAGTTCTTTCAGAACTGGGAAGAGTTCCGAGAAGTCGAAAAAACTGTCATTGTCGGTGGTCGGGTAACAAAGATCAAGGAAAGACTCGCAAACTATCCTCCGACTCTGAACAAGTACGCCATCAAGCTTGGCATTGACCGCCACACACTGAAGAGATGGGCCGAAGAAAATCCTGACTTTTATGCCACATATAAAGCTTGCAAGATAATCCAGGAGGAATGGCTCTCCGATCGTGCGACCACAGGAGAGTATCACGCAGGGTTCACTAAGCTCATGCTGGTGAATCATTCGGACATCAAGGATAGGGTTACTCACGAAGTGCATGATGCAGCGATAAAAATAAATATCGACTCAAGCGACAGCAATTTATGAGCGAGTCATGGAAAGCGTTGGACGGGTTTGATTATGAAATATCAAGCAATGGCAGAGTAAGGCATTTTAAAAACGGCTTAAAGAAATTAAGCGTTCATAGAAATGGATACTCCTCGGTTTCGCTATGGAAAAATGGCAAAGAAAAAAGAGAGCTTATCCACAGGCTTGTTGCAAAAAAATTTCTCGGCAATATTGATGGAATGGAAATTAATCATAAAGATTTTAATAAACTCAATAACAGAGTTGAAAATTTAGAAATTGTAACCAAAAAGCAAAACACTATTCACGCAAAACACGGGAAAAGATTTACTGGAAATAGAAATGTTTCAGGGTCAAAGAATCCTGCATCAAAAATAGATGAGGAACAAGTAAGAAAAATAAGAGCCATGAAAGATTCCGGCGCAAGATATAAAGAAATTATAGAGCAATTTGGTATTAAGAAATCACAGCTATGGAACATAATTTCTGGAAAATCATGGAAGAATGCATAAGTTTACAAAAACAGAAAAACAAAATCAGGCGATAAAAAAACTCTCTGGCATAGCAAGACACATCATGCTTTACGGAGGATCAAGGTCAGGAAAAACATTTATTTCTGTTTACGCAATAATAGTCAGAGCATGCAAAGTAAAATCAAGGCACGCTATCCTTCGCCTAAATTTCAACCACATCAAAACATCTATATGGCTTGATACTCTTCCTAAGGTTTTAAAAATTGCCTTTCCTGATCTTTCTGTTGAATGGAACAAAACAGACTACTACATAACATTTCCAAATGGGTCAGAGATATGGATCGCTGGCCTTGATGATGAAAAGAGAGTTGAAAAGATTCTTGGTAAGGAATACTCAACAATTTACTTTAACGAGTGTTCGCAGATTCCATACAAGTCTATTCAGATTGCTCTTACAAGACTTGCAGAAAAGAATGAATTAAGAAAGAAAGCATACTACGATGAGAACCCACCATCAAAAAAACATTGGTCTTATTGGCTGTTTATAAAAAAGCTTGATCCAATAGACAACGTTCCCGTCGAAGATGATAAGTACGAATCAATTTTAATGAATCCTGGAGACAATCTACAGAATATTGACGAAGAGTACATTTCCGAAGTGCTAAACAATCTTTCAGAAGCACAAAAGAAAAGGTTCAGGGATGGCGAATTCGCCTCGGACGATGACGGAGTTGCTTACTATTCTTTCGACAGGGAAAAGCACGTTCAACAGATAGAAAACAAATTACTACTTGGACAAAGGCTTGTCGGAATGGATTTTAACGTCCAGCCCATGACTGCCGTTGTCGCTCATTACACAAGTGGCAGGTTTTATATTTTCCAGGAAGTGTTTTTAGAGAACTCGGATACATTTAAAATGTCAGATTTCCTTATTAAAAACGGACATAAGGGAGCCAGCATTTATCCAGATTCAACCGGGAAGAACAGAAAGACATCGGGGAAATCCGATCATCACATTTTACAAGAGTCAGGCTTTAGGGTTCAATATACAAGAAACCCAATGGTTATTGATAGGGTTAATAATATAAACAGACTCCTCATGGACGGTAAGATTATTATTTCTCCTAACTGCAAAAAACTAATAAACGACTTGGAAAAGGTTTCCTGGAAAGATGGTCAACTCGATCAAAAGTCGGACAAGATGCTTACCCACATATCGGATGCGCTCGGTTATTTATGTTGGGCGATCGAACCGCTATTAGAAAAACAACCAGAATCTAAATTTACTCAACTATAGGATCAATATGCTCAAGCAAAGAAGAAAGGAAATCATCGACTACGTTAAGGACAATGCTTCGTTCCTGAGAACCAACACAGAGGCACTCGACATTTACGAGGGAAATCTTCGCCCATACGTTGATGACATTCTCCGCAAGAGTCTTTCTCCTACCTATTACGGATCAATCAAGGACAGGATTCTCCCGATCAACATTCTTCAACGTTTCGTCGATAAGGTTGCTACAACATATGCCAAGCCGCCAATCAGACACAGCGACGACGCACGAACGCAGGACTTCGTTGAGTATTACGATAAAGCACTTGCGATCAACAACTCTGGTAACATTGCCGATGCCTACTCTCACCTGTTCAAAGGCTTTGCTTGGGAGCCATACATCAACAAGAATGGAAAACCTGCGCTGAGAGAGCTTCCGTTTAACTCTTTCCTTGTGATGTCCGACTCGATGGTCAACCCGGAGGAAGAGACAATCTTCATCAAGCTCATGGGCAAGAAAGGACAAGACGAAGATTCGATGCTTCTCTTTGTTTACACCGATCAAGAGTTCGATGCTTTTTATCTTAACGGCAACGAAGCATCCGAGTATCTGGTGGACAACGAAGGGATCAACGTCATCGGAACCATTCCGTTTGTTTACGGCAAGAGACAGAAGAACAGGTTAATGCCCGTGCTCGATACCGATATGCTTGCGATCACGAAGTCTATTCCATGCATGCTGACCGATGCGTCTGGCGCACAAATGTATCAGGCGTTCTCAATCATTTACGGGATTGATATTTCTGCAGAGAATTTGAAAATGTCACCGAACGCACTATGGTCTATCAAGTCAGATCGGGAGAGTGACAAGAATCCACAACTTGGAGTTCTCACTCCGTCCGCTGATACCGATAAGGTTCTCTCATTTATCACAACCACGTTTACGCTATGGCTCGAGACAAAAGGTGTTCGCACCGGATCAACAGGACAAACAAGCGGATCAAATCTTTCTTCTGGGATCGCGAAGATCATCGACGAGATGGACGTATGGGAACTAAAGAAGAAGTCACAAGCATGGTTCAAGCAAGACGAAGAAGAACTCTGGAACGTGAAACTTCCTAAGATTCACAACTATTGGATCAAGTCTGGCATGATTTCTCCGGCCATGGTTCCACCAATTCAGCCAGAAGAGCTTGATGTTGATGTGGTGTTTGAAGAACCAAAACCGATGATCTCAAGAGTAGAAGAAATTTCTAATATCCGGTCAGAGCTTGAACTCGGAACGATGACCATGAAACAAGCTATTAAACAACTTCATCCAAACCTAGAGCACTACGAGATTGAAGAAGTAATGGCAAACAGAGTCATGATGTAAGATGGCAAAATATTCGGTTAAAATTCCATTCACTAGATCGATCAAGGTTAAGGATAGGCAGAAGATTGCCGATGCTTTTTTGACTCACATCATAGGAAGGACGCTTGCTGGTTACGATAAAGAGAACGAGCGTTTTGCTGGTTACACTAAACAATATGCAGAGTTTAAAGGTGTAGGACGCAGGGATGTTGATCTTACCTTATCTGGTGAGATGCTTGATCAATTAAAGGTTCTAAAGATAGATGCTCGTGGTGTCGAGATAGGTTATCGTGGCAGTAAAGAGCTTATCGGTAAGGTTGAGGGTAATATCCTTGGTACATATGGTCAGCCGGATCCAATTCCAGGTAAAGCTCGGGATTTTCTCGGAATTGATGACAACGATGCTGAAATGATTGTCGAAGCATACGCAGATGAAGACTTGTCAGAACTCACAGAAGAAGAACTAGATATTATTGCTCGTGAAGCTGCGCGTGAGATTCTGGGTGATATTGACTTCTTTGGAGATGATGATGGCGAAGCCTGAGGATGTCCTGAAGAAGGTAGGAGATAGACTCAAGATCAAGATTCGTCTTGCTAAGAATGCTGCTGCCAGAGAGCTTGCTGGACTTATTCCAGAGCTAGTCAAGATTAGAACTCGTGGCGCAGGAGATGGTGTTAATGGCCCACTAAAAGATTTAGAAAGCTCCACCATCAAGTACCGTGAGCGATACGATGATAACCTTCATCCCGAGACAACTCCTACAACATCGAACCTCACCGCCACTGGACAGTTACTTGACTCACTCAAGGGGCGGAACGTAGGATCAAAGGTAATAGTAGAGCCGAAAGGTAGGAGAACTCAGGAGCTTTCTGGTGAAAGATCAAGAAAGACAAATAAACAAGTTTTGAAATACGTCGAAGATGGTGGGCGAGTCTTTAATGAGCTTAACCATGGTGAGCGTGCCGAGATCATTGAGACTGCTACACAGATTATTAAGGATGAACTTAAGGGTGTCACTTGACACCAGTAATCAACAGGGAGAATATATTTATGTCGGATCAAGTGGTCAGTGACCAATCTCAAAGCAACGGTGTTGCTCCTGAGCCTAAGACGAGTGATGTTGTTAAGTATGAAACCTATAAAAGGGTTTTGTCCGAAGCAAAAATGCTCAAAGAGAAGGTAAGGGAGTACGAAACAACTCTCCAACAAACTCAAGAGCAAAAACTGAAAGAGCAGAATGAATGGAAGGCACTCGCTGAGCAATACAAAGCGAAGCTAGATCAGACATCTAATGTTCTTCAGGAGCAGGAAAGAAGCATCGTCAACGGTCTTAAGTATCATGAATTTGAGAAGCATCTGGGCGGAAAACTGAAGAATCAGGACTATGCCACATTTGTAGATTTTGATCGGATCGTATTGAACCCGGAGACTAAGAAAGTTGATGAGGATTCAGCCAAGGCAGTGGCCGCAGACTTCGTTAAGAGACATTCCTCACTGGTAGAATTTGCCGGACAAGGAAGACTTCCCAACGATGCTCCTAAAGGTTTCTCTCCTGGCGAAAAATCCGTTAGCGACATGAAGGATCCAAAAGAAATTCAAAAACATATCCTTGAGCTTGCTGCACAAGGACTAATTAAATAGGAGCTACTAAATGGACGTTATCACAGGCAATACCCAGCTCGGGAATACAAAACAAGACCTAATTGCCGCAATGGTACAGCGTGAACTCGCTTTCCGTGCAAAACTTCTTCCATTCTTCACTGACCTTTCTCCAATGGTTGGCAAAGGAATGCAATCTATCTCTATCCCTAAACTCTCCTCTTTCGCTGTCGCTGACCGTGCCGAAGGTGTTGCGGGTGAGATTTCTGCTCTCTCAACAGGTGTTGATAAACTTGAGCTTAACCAGAATCTTTATGTTTCTTGGTTGATCGACAGCATGACAGCAACTCAGTCTAACATTCCTGCTCAGCTTCTTTTCGCTCAGCGTGCTGCTGCTGCTCAAGCTCGCAAAATCGACGAGCTTATTATCGCTGAACTCGGTGCGATTGCTCATGCTTTCGTCAACGTAGGTGCTGATGCAAACGTAACTTACGCTAACCTCACTACTATGGTTCGTGAACTCGAAGAAAATGAAGCTATGATGGAAGATTGTGTATGGCTCGTTTCTCCTGCGCAGAAAGAAGCTATCTTCAATCTCGCTGAATTTAAGAACCAGTATCAGTTTGGTCAGGCAACACTCCCAAGTGGTGTTATCGGAACAATTCTTGGAATTCCAGTAGTCATGCACTCTGGTCTCGCCTCTGTTCAGGTTTACCTCGCTGAGAAGTCTGGTCTTGCTTACGCATTTCAGAAGACTGCTTCTTACGCTGAAGAGAACGAAATTGCTTACGGTGTTGGCGCTAAACGTGCTGCCGTTGATCAACTCTTTGGTCTTAAGGGTATGCAGCTTGGCCAGAAAGGTGCTGCTGCAGGCAAGTCTCCACTGGTTATCGGTCTCAACGACTAGTTTCAAAATCATTGACGAGGGTGCGGTGAAAGCCGTACCCTCTTATTATGAATAAGAAACCATCGCACATAAAGCACTTCCTAAAGAGCAGAAGCCCGGAAATGCTCAAGGCGATGATGCTAAAGAATAGTGTTGAGAAAAGACACTATTTTGATTACTTCATTGTCCACGATGGACAGTTCTGGTTTGCTTGGTACGAGTGGGACACTGACTATACTACGGATGTGAATGATGAAATCATCTCTGAAGGACCGTGAGTTTGATAAATTCCGTCCCGCCCCGAATGATAAATCCTCTATTTCAGTAACTGCCGACACACCCATACCGGTTGATTCATCCGGCGTTTATTGGGATGAAATCACAACTACCTTTCCGTCTTCAACTCAGGAATTGTTTACTTATAAAAAAGATGCTGTAATTGTTCAAACTGTATTGGTAACGTATCAGGCAACGGACAAGAAAACGATAATCTCCATGGTTCGAGAGAGGTTCTAATGCCTTGGCGTTTTGATCCTCAAGCTGTTGATCTTGTCTTCGTTAGCTTCGGAACACAACAAATAGTCTCTGGTGAGGTTAGCTTCGGTGAAGAGATTGGAAGTGACCTTTTACTTGATACCGGAGAAAGAACAAACGATACGTCTATAGTCGACGGCGGTCTAAGGGTAATCGATGGCAGTATTTAAAGTCCCAAAAATTACTACAGCACAAAGAGAATCCTTGGTTCTTTCTGCGGCGGAGATAGTATTTGATACTGACTCTGCCGTCTACTTCGGAGGAAACGATGTATCGATGGGCGGTTTCCCTCTAGGTGCTAGTGGTGGAACATCAAACGTAGAAACATTTATTCTTGATTCTCAAGATATTACAAATAAAAAAGTGATTTTATCATCCGAGCCTTTTTATCCATCATCGGTTCAACTTACTGTTGCTGGTGGTATCCAGCAGATAAATGGGATTGATTTTGAGGTAGTTGGAACTGAATTAAGATGGGATGGTTTAGGGCTTGATAACTTTCTCGAAGTAAACGACACTTTAATAATTCAATTCTAACAATGGAGTGCATGGATGGCGCAACTAATTAAAAAGAGATTTCTCTCAAGCGAGATTATTTCTTATTTCGACGATCAAATTGATTCGGTAGAGCAAGGACTTGCTCAGGAGCTTTTGGATAGGGCTTCCGGTGATGAGTCAACTCTTCAGGCAGCTAAAGATTATACAGACGCAGAAGTTCTTGCCGAAGCTGGTCTTCGTGCTTCTGGTGATGCTGCACTTGATACACGTATTACAACTCTCGAGGGTCAAGTCGGTGATGATCTCCAAGCGGCAATTGCTGCTCTTCAGGCAGTAGACTCTGGACTTCAGTCTCAGATTGATGCTCTTGAGGGCTTTGGTTATGACCAGGTAGTTTACGTAGCTAAGGGTGGTCTTGATACTAACACAGGAAAGCAGCACTCTCCTTTCTTGACTATTGCTGCTGCAATGAGCGCAATTACAGACGCTTCCCCTACAAAGCGTTATGTAATTAAACTTCAAGCAGGAACATACACAGAATCATCTTTAGCACTTAAGCCAAACGTCTTTGTTATCGGTGACAGCATGTATTCTACAAGAATTAGTGGCGCGGTATCGCTTCACAGTTCTTTTACTGGTTCTGCTGATAACAGGTCAGGTTTTGCTGGTGTTACAATCAACTCCGCTGTTGATTTTAACTGGGCAACAGTAACATCTGCTGCAGGTAAGATTTACTGCCGTGATGTTCAATTTGTTTCAACAGTGAACATGTATGGCCACAACAACGCTATTGCGCAAGCACAGTACACAAACTGTATTTTCTTTGGCGCACTTACAATCAGCGGTATTAATGTTGGCGTATTTAGTAACAACATCTGCTTTGGAAACATTACCCTTTCACAACATCCTAATGGTGGGATGGCGACAATTCTCACAGCAACAGGCGGTTACTGTGCAGGAACAATTACTCAGACTGCCTCTGTAAATGACTTTAACAGAAGATCGGCATCGTTCCTTAGGGGCTTCAACTCTGAAAAGCTCGTTATCAACGGGCCATCGGCATACGCTGATGTAGACCTGATTTCTCAAGGCAAACAGACTCCTGACATCCTTAATGGGGCAAGCCTTGTCCCTATGACTCCATCTGTGAACTATAACCTTACAACGCAGATGATTGTTCCTAAGGCAACAAATTCTCACAACATGGGAGATTGGGGCAAGCAGTGGACTTGGAACTTTGGTTATGTCCACGCATCAACTGGCACTGATTTGTTACTTATTTCCTATCCGTCTTCTTATAGTCCCGACTCTGCCGGTAAATCCATCGGCATTTACACTGATGGCGCTGGCCTTCAGGAAAATGTAGACGGCGGTAGTATTGAACTCGCAACAGCGGCCGTTTCTGGAACTGGTGTGCGTGGGAAAATCACTCTCGACGCAAGAGAAATTGACGTAACCAGTAAGCAAATTAAAAATCTTGCCGACGGTACTTTTGCAACGGATGCTGTAAACAAGGGACAACTCGAATCTGCCATTGCAGCTATTCCTCCGGTAGACCTTTCTGGTTACTACACAAAGCCAGAAGTGGATGGTATCGAATCTGGTCTTCAGTCTCAGATTGACACAGAAAAGGGTCGAATTGATGCTATCCTTCTTGCATCGGATGCTGATAAAGACAGTTTCAAGGAAATCGTCGATATCATCAATTCTGTTGACACAGAAAACGATGAAGCATTTGCTGGCTATGTTCTCTCTAACGACGCTCGGGTAACTGAAGTCGAAGGCAATCTTGCTCAGGAAGTATCTGACAGACAAGCAGCAATTTCAGCGGTTGAGCAATCAATCAGTGACCTTGCTTCTACAGCTACTCAAGAATTTGCAGACCTCCACGGTGCAGTTATTGTTACTACATCTGAAGGAGTAGCTCAGGGGCTTCAGTCTCAGCACTCCTACCTTTTCGTAGGCTCTCAGGCGCATACTCTTAAGCTGCCAGATTTTGCCGACCTTACAGTAGGTGAAATCTTTTATGTAACTAACCGCTCGACTCAGTCTATTTCTGTAAAGCGTCACGATGAAGCTGTGTTCCCTGGTACGCCTATTTCTGCTTATCTGGTGGGCCCAGGACAAAGAGGGGCTTTCACTTATTTTGGCGGCGGCGGATTCGGTCTTGCTGCATCAATGGTCTTTGGTGTTGATGGGTCACAGAACGCATCCGGACTTAAGATTGTAAACCTTGGTGATGGTGTCGCCGCTGGTGACGCTGTAAACAAGGGTCAGCTTGATGCTCTTGAATCTTCTGCAGTTTCGGCCCTTGGTGCAATTCAAGATGAGGTTGATGCTGTTGAGTTTAGTGTTTCGGCCATTGACTCTCGTGTGCAAGCACTTGAAGCGCAGGTTGATGGTCCTTCATTCTTTAATAGTTCTGCTGTAATTGGCGAAGAGCTTGCCTACCTTGATCTTGATCGTGAATACATTAAACTCATGTCTGTGGCCGTCGGAAGACTTGCCATCCACGAGGGAGAGGACTTCACAGTGTCAGTTGTTGCTGGCAAAACTCGACTCACATGGATTGGATCACTTGCTAATCCAAGCGGAACAGAAAAGATGGAGAAAGGCGATAAAGTATTTTGGGTCGGAGCTTACTAAGGAGAATTTTATGAATAAACCGCAACCGCCAATTCCACCAAGCAAACCAGAAAACCCACAACCAAAACCAGTTTCTGTAGAGCCAAGCGTAGAACCGTAGACTAATCAGGGAGGGGAGAAATCTCCTCCCTTTCTTCAGGATGAACGATGAATAAACGAGTTTTCTTTTCTGATAATGGAGTCCTCAGGGACTTCTCGGTAAATTTAAACAAGTATGATTCAACCGAATCAGTATTTGATTACAAAACAGGAGAAGATTACTTTTTTATCGGTTCACGTTTACCATTTAACCAACTTTATTTTAAGCTCGTCACACTAAATGAGCTACCGGCCAATATGTATGTAGAGGTATGGGACGGCTCACAATGGCAGTTTGTTAATGAAGTCATTGATGAAACAGGCGCCTTCTCAGACTCTGGTTATATTACCTTCTACCCTGACCGTGATTATGGATGGGATCTTGCCGACACAGCAAGCACCGGTGAGGTAGTGGAAGGGCTTGAGTCAGTTAAGATTTACGATCGTTACTGGCTTAGACTTAGCTTTGACGCTGACCTAACAGAGGGTGTATCACTCTCGTGGCTTGGGAATATCTTTTCAGATGATGGTGACTTGGGTGCAGAGTATCCAGATCTCATTAAGACAAACGTGCTTTCCTCATTTAAGTCAGGCAAGACTAACTGGGAGGAACAACACGTTCGTGCTGCTTATATCATTGAGCAGGACTTGATTATAAACAAAGTTGCAATATCCCCTGAGCAAATTCTTGATCGGGAAGACTACAGACTTGCGTCAGTTCAGAAGACAGCGGAAATTATCTTTAATGCCTTCGGTGACGACTTTACTGATAATAAACAAAGAGCAAAAGAAGAGTATCAGCGCAGAATTTCTGCACCCAATAAGAAAATCGATCGTAATGCTAACGCTGTTGAAGACCGTTATGAGACTATGAATGAGTCTTCGGGTTGGTTACAAAGATGAGCAAGGTAAGCACAATATACGACAGGCTGTTGGTTGAGCTTGCTGCCTTATATCCTACCAAAACTAGAATCCCCTATGCCTACTCGCTGCCGGATAACAATGCCAGGTTTCTGGTGGATGGCTATGGTCTAACCATTGGCCCTTCCAGTTTCGAGCAGTTCGAGTTTTGTGACTTTATGAATACTAGAGAGGTGAACGTGGTTCTCACTAAGGAAGTATTCAGAACAGACTCCGACGCATCTGTAATTGATTCAATTACTAAGGCAATATTAGAGAATGTGTACGAGGTGCAGAAACTATTCTACTCTTATAATGAGCTTGGTATTCCAAACGATATTGCAAAGGTTGATATTGGTTCGGTTTCAGCAGTTGAGGAAGTCATCTCTGGGAAGCAATCTTTCTTGAGCATGACTGCATCGTTTAACTTTTATATTATAGAGAAACTTTAAGGAGATATTATGACTGTTGGATTGCAAAGAGCGACGGTGTTTGCTCTCAAAAAAGAAGTAAGCGCAGGCGACTATTTGCCACCAAGTGCAGGGAGTGACTTTGTTCCACTTCGTCCGGGTAATACTTTAAACTTTGCTCCCGAGCAGCTTGAGTCTGATGAGCTTCTTAATGATATTGGTGCAGCAAAGTCTTTCGTAGGTAAGGAAGCTGTTTCAGGATCACACTCTGCATACCTTCGTCATTCTGGTGTTGAAGGACAAGAGCCTGAACTTGGCGTTCTTTATGAGTCAATCATGGGAACAAAAGCAGTAGCAGGATCAGAGTTTGCTGCAGTAGCAGGGTCCACTACAACAGTCGTAAAAGTTGCTGATGGTACTCAATTTGTTGTTGGCCAGTCGCTTCTTATCAAAGATGCCTCTGCCGGATACTCAATCCGTAACATTAAAAGTATTTCAACCAATGATCTTGAGCTTAACTTTGCCCTTTCATCTGCTCCTGTTGCGGGGATTAATCTTGGAAAGTCAGTAACATATATTCCTGCCCCTCAAGGTCACCCTACATTCTCAACAACTAAATATCTTGGTAATGGACACGCTATTGAAGCATCTGCAGGGAATACTGTAACTGAGCTTTCTATTACTGCAGACGCAAACGGATTTGGTGAAGCAAGCTTCTCTTATGCAGGAACTAAATACTTCTTTAATCCAATCGTTGTTGATGCATCTTCTAAGTTTCTTGATCTGACCGATGATACTGGAACACTTTCTGTTTCAGTTCCTGAGAAGATTTATAAAACTCCTATTGAACTTGCTGATGCACTTCAAACAGCACTTAATGATGCATCTACCGAGTCATACACAGTAACTTACTCAAACGTTTCAGGTAAATTTACTATTTCTTCAGGCTCTGACGTTCTTGATCTTCTCTGGGATTCTGGCTCAAATTCTGCAAATACTATCGGATCTAAGCTAGGATTTGATGTTTCTGCTGATGATACAGGGTCTGTTTCATATACATCCGATAATGCGCAATCATTTGCATCTGGAATTGCTCCGGAATACGATGCTGCAGATGCTATTATTATTAAGGGTGCTGAGCTTTTCATCGGAGATCAAGCAGACAATCTTTGTATCTGTGCTCAATCAGTGTCACTTACTATTTCTAAAACTGTCGAGGACGTTGACTGTATCTGCGAAGAAACAGGTGTTAAAGAGAAAATTCCTACTGCTAGAACCGCAGAGATGAGTGTAACAGCCGTTCTCAATAAATATGACGCAAGTCTTCTCGATGCGCTTCTGAAGAACAAAGGCATCTCTGCTATGCTTAATGCAGGACCTAAAGTTGGTGGTAACTGGGCAGCAGGAAAATGCTTTAATAGTTATCTTCAGAACTGTACTGTTGCATCATATACAACTGCTGGTGATAGCTTCATTCAAGCTGAAATCACACTTCGTGGTTATGTAACAACAAGCTCTAAAGATATTTACCTCAATTTCGTGTAGGTTATTTAATGAAATGGCTCGAGAAAAAGACTGATAAAGGTGTGCTGAAGTATAGGATGCCGAACGTTGTTGAAGGATATGAGTTTCTATCTATGATTGAAGCTGCTACCGATGCGTCTGGATTTTTTCGTGCAAAAGCAAAATTTATCGCTAATCTCGGGCCATTACTTGATTTCTCCGGGTGTGGATATTCTACCTATGGAGAACTTCTTGATGATAAAAAAGCAATGATGCACCCATTGTCTGAGATTTCACAAGAGGTCTTTGATGACATTACGGAAGCTTTGCAAAAAAAAACTTAATTACTGATGCTATATCTGCGGTTAAAAATAACCTACAGATTAATGATCTTGAGAAGTTAATAGGTGATAAAAAACAAGCTCAAGATATAATGAAAGTAGTTAGGACTGTTCAAAAATATTGTTATTACGCAAACTCACTTGAGATAGGTATAACATACAGACCAACGGATTTGAGTTTTAGTGAATCAATGCTGTTTTCTTGGATTAAGGATGGACTGAGCAATGGCAGAAAAACTTGAGTTTGACCTAAAAGTAGGATCAAACGAACTACAAAAAGCTATCTCAGATGCAACTACTGGTTCTAAGAAGCTTGGCGACACAATCTCGACGGCACTTGGAACATTCGGTGGAAGCCTAGCATTAAAAGCATTTGGAGCGCTTGGAACTGCCATAAATAATGCCACTGGATTTATTGAAGATTCAGTAAAAGCGGCCGCAGAACAAGAATCTGCGTTCAATAAACTTGCTCAGTCATTGCGAATTACAGGTGAATACTCACAACAAGCAATTAATGACTTTGCTGCTTTCGCTTCACAGTTACAAAAAACATCAGTTTTCGGTGATGAAGTAGTTATCAGCCAGATCGCTATTGCTAAGTCTCTGGGAGCAACAAATGATCAAGCAAAGCAATTGGTTCAGGCAGCGGCCAACCTTTCCGCTACATTTGGTGGAACATTAGAAGAAAACGTATTCAAACTCGGTAAGACGCTTGGCGGTGTTGTATCTAAAGAGCTTAAAGTTGTAATTCCAGAGCTTAAGTCACTTACTGATGAGGCAATTAAAGCTGGTGCAGCTATTCAGCTTGTAAATGATAAGTTTGCTGGTGCAGCAGCCGCAGAAATTAACACGTATGCTGGTGGAACAACAGCTCTTAAAAATGCCTTTAGTGATCTTCAGGAAGAGATTGGTTCATTCATCACTAACTCATCAACTGTTAATACTCTCATCAAGGGTTTAACTGGAATTTTCCAATCATTAACAAGTTCAGTATTTAACTTTAGAAAAGAATTTCAAGGAATTAATACAGAAACAGAAAAAAATCAGAAAAAACTATCTGACTTAGGATATGAATATAATCGACTCAAGGATGCAATTGATCAGGCAAGAAAGCCTGTTTTCGATCTAAATGCTGCCCTCGCTACCAAAGAAGCTCTGCAAGCATCTGGTGTAAAAAATATTCAGGAAGCAGAAATAAGGTTATCTCAAATCCTTCAGGAAAGACTTGCTCTTAGACAAAAGATTAATGCAGAAGAATCTGTTACTCCAAAGGCAAAAGCAGTAGCAGACACATCAACTGCACAAGAGATTCAAAGGATCAAAGAGCTTGAAGCTCAGAAAACAATGATCATTTCTCAGGCAGAACTTGATCGTCAAAACGCTTTGGTAGAAGCAGCTAATGTTAGAATAGCTAATGAACAAACAAGACAGGAAGCTGAACTTCAAAGATCTCTTGCTTATGAAGAACAAAAAAGACAAATTGAACAAGATTTCGCCTTGGCAAAAGCTGATTTAATTCAAAATGATGCAGTAAGAGCTGCTGAAATTGAAAGAATTAATGCCGAGAATCAACTTAAGATTGTTCAGAATAAAAATAAATCAATCGTTGAAAGTGAAAAACTTCGTTACCAACAACTACAAGACTCAGCTTTTTATTTTAAAAAGTATGAAGATAAAACAAACAAAGAACGATTAACTGATCTTCAGTCTACATTTGGTCAAATCGCAACATTGTCTCAATCAGGAAACAAAACGCTTTCTGCAATTGGTAAATCTGCTGCGATAGCAAATGCAACTATTGATGGGTATGCAGCAGTACAAAAAGCTCTTGCATCGGCACCGCCACCAGTAAACTTTGCTCTTGCAGCTGCAGTAGGCGCAGCAACAGCGGCAAACGTATCTAAAATTGCAGGAGTAAACTTTCAGGAAGGTGGATTTGTACCACCTCCGGGAGCATCAAAAGGACCTGACAATCAGCTTGCATCAATAAGAACAGGTGAAATGATCCTAAACGCAGAAGATCAAAGAACATTGCTCACCGCTATCAAGTCTGGCAATATGGGTATGGGTAATATCGTTATTGAAATTGATGGTAGGGAAATCGCAAAGGTAGTTAGAAACCAAGTTAGATCAGGATATCAAATCGCATGAATGGATTCGAGATATATGCAAACAATCTGATTTACCAAGCTAAAATCACGGCATCGACTGAGAACGCTCAATTTCCAATATCAAACATTCTTGATCCACGCACATCTAAGGTTTTCAGGACTATCGCATCAACTGGAACAATTATTTTCGATTTCAATGAGAAGTCTGAGATTGATTCGTTTTTTATCGTAGGCGATAAGCGAAACGGTCTTGGCGTTCACACGATTACTCTTGAGTTCAATCATTTAAACGAATGGGTGACTCCTCCTGAATCTGTATCTGTAACCATAGATGCAGAGTACAATTCAGGGTTTATTGAGTTTACCAAAAAAGAATATCGCTTCTGCCGCATGGTTATTACATCAACACTTTCTTACTGCGAGATTGCAAATATCTTTCTTGGAAATAAGCTCGATCTTGGACGGTCAATTAACTTTAATTGGTCAATCAGGGATAATGAACTAAGCAATAAACAGACAAATAGATATGGTCAGGTGTTCTCGGATATTATTGGAAAGCAGCGCACGGTTAATGCTGGATTGTCTTTGCTCGACAAAGATCAGCTAGATAAAATCAATTATGTTATCGACTTCTATGGTGAGACACGACCGTTCTTTGTGCGGATCGGTTGTGATAACATGGTAAATAACAATCTAAGGTTCTCAGGATTTTATTACTTCAATGAAATTCCACAGATTAGCAACTCATCATTTGGAAGATATAATCTTTCGATGACTCTTGTGGAGGCAACATGAGTGTTGTTCTTGTTGAAACACTTCAGGATGAACTTTCGCAAAATATTTCGTTTACAGGCGAGGATAGAATTGAAATTGCTGCTTTTATCCCTTATCTCTACATTCATAATCTTTATGGTGCAACTTTCACCTTTGAGATTCTCAGAGATTCTGCCAGCATTTTCTCGCAGGATTTCACGTCAGAAGAAATAAACCAATCAATAAATGGGTACTATGCGCACATTTTTTACCCAATTGTTCCGTCAAATCCTGTTCAAATAGAGCCGGGAGACTACATTTTTAAGATAAAAAGAAAGTCAGGCTATTTTGCTGGTTCGAACTTCATCGGATGGTGTAAACAATATTATGATGTTCAAAATGAAATGAGTTACATCCCAAGTAGTGACGAAGAGAATACTTTTGCAATAAGATTTAAAATATACCGTGAAGGGATTAAACAATGAGAACAGTCACATTTGCAGACGGATTTGTTTCAACATCTGCACCAATAGTGGAAGGAATTGAGCAAGAAACATATCTAATTGAAAATAACCAATTGGCAACTGACTTGTTTTCAATTGACGCCACACAATATAAGTCAGCTTTTATTGATTTCGAATTAAGCAGATCAGATGATGTTTCAAGTTATATCCAAACAGGATCACTTGTTCTTTTTTACGATGGTACAAGTTGGAATTACTCAATTCTCATGACTCAAAACGATGACATTTTAGCAGAAACTATTGTTGAACCATATAATGTTGTCTTAACATTTACAACATCAGGAGATGTTGGCACTCTTAGATATGCAAGCGGATCAATGTTTTCCAGCTACACTGGTCAATTAAAAGCAATCGTTTCTAAGGTAAAGGTAGTTTAAATGAAGGCATTTATTCTCATTATTTTCTCACTTTTCTTATTTGATGCAACTTCACAGATTCCATACAACAAACTTGAAAAGCTTAAGGTTAGCGACATTGTAGCTAAAAAGCTTAGCGTTGAATCAACTACCATTGGTTCTATTCCATGCCCAGTGATGACAAATTCTCAAATGGAAGCAATTGGTCTCCCACTTTCAGGTTCATGTGTATTTAATACAAACACAGATAAGCTTCATGTTTATGATGGATCTGCTTGGGTTGAGGTTGGATCAGGTGGTGGGGCAGGTGGAGGAATTTCCAACTGGGAAACTGCAAAGCTTTATAAAGTTAATGACGTAGTAATTGAGTCATTAAAGATTTATCAATGTAATACAGAGCACACATCCGGAGTGTTTGCTACCGATATTGCGAAATGGGATCTTATCTCCGGTGTCACTCTTGGAGATGCAACAGGGCTTTTAGATGCTTCTAAGATCGGCTCCGCTGATGTTGATAACACAGAGTTTGGTTATCTTAATAACGTAACATCTTCCATTCAAACGCAACTCAATAGCAAAGAGCCAACAATCACAACTCTTCCGATAGCAAAGGGTGGAACAAACTCATCAACTGCTCTTTCTGGTCAAACAATCATGGTTTCAGATGGAACAAAGATTGTTCAAGGACCAGCAGGAACTACAAGCACTGTTCTTCATGGAAATGCTTCTGGCGCACCATCATACTCTGCAGTCTCTCTTACTGGTGATGTGTCTGGTGTTCTTCCGCTTGCTAATGGTGGAACAAATAAGAACATGACTGCTGTCAACGGCGGTATTATTTACACTGACGCTGACTCGCAAGAAGTTCTTGCCGCCGGAGCTAACGGACAAGTTCTTCAATCAAATGGCGCATCGCCACCTTCGTGGGTGAATAAATCAATTTCAGGTAAATCCGAAGAAAATACCTCTGTTTCAGTTGAGGAAATTCAAACACCAAACTGGCAGCTTACGAACACCGCCGATGGTAAATACTTAATTGAAACAGGAAATAGTAACCTTCTTAACAACCCATCATTTGAAGATAAGTTTTTTGATTCAGGGTGGACACAAACAGTCGGATCACTTTCCGAAGAAACAACAATAAAAATTCATGGAAAAAAGTCATATAAAGCAACACTATCTTCACAGACACTAAATATCTATCAAGACTCTACGCTTTATGCTTCTCAGTTTGCTGACGGCGTTCAGGGTGTCGCATGGGTAAGGGTTAAAACGTCACTTTCTGGAATTTCAGTCTGTTCAAGAAACGCAGGTGTCACTTCAACCAACTGTGCAAGCGTAAACAATGACAACAAGTGGATGCTTTACAAGGTTCCGTTTGTTCTTGGTGGAACCTCTAACGGTATTGCCATTGTTTCAAGCGGTTCCATCACAGGCGAGGTTATTATTGATGATGCTTATGTCGGAACGGATGCAGGAATTGCGGATGTTAGCACTTGCAACGATGTAAACTGCGAAACTGAGTTTAGTTTACAAGCTTCAAATGCTGGTGCAGTTCTTTCTGAAAACTTAGACTGGATAGCAAGCTCATCCGTAACAGATACATCAAGGTACTCTTACACCTTTACTTCTGGAATATTTACTGTTGCACCTAGCTGTGTGGTTTCTGCCGAGCAAGGATCAACAACTGGAGCTTTGGCAAAAATTGAATCAATAACAGCTACCGCCGTCACGGTTCGCTTATACAATTCCCCAAACACAAATCTTGCCAATCCTCATAAAATAATTTGTCAAAAACAGGGTGTTGATTATCTGAATGCTAAGGCAAGAGCAAGCGGTCAAGTCTTCGCCACAAACTGCGGAGCTAATTGTGAGAACGTATTTAGTGCAAAAGTTTCAATCACTGGTGCTGTATCGAGTGAGAATTTAGATTTTATAAATAGCTGCTCATTGGCAACATCAACTTTTACATGCACTTTTAATAGTGGTGTATTTACTGTTCCTCCTGTTTGTAGTCTTGTTACAAACTCAGGGTCGGCCTCTGCGGTGAGGATAAATGCTGCAACAACATCATCCCAATTACAAGCGACTACATTTACAACCACAACAGCCGCCGCAACTGCGTATGCTTTTGAAGTGATCTGCCAAAAACAAGGCGCAGACTACACATCATCTCGTCAGATTATCGGTTCATTTAAAGAAGTGGTAACTGCTCCGGGGATTAATAAGCCGAAGACTTGTTACGCATCTTACGGCGGAGCTAGTGCGACGCTGGCATCCCCAACTGTTTGCTCGACTGGAACCTGTGTTGAAGTAGAAGACACCTGTGGCGTATTTACTCCTCCATCGTTTACAGTCACGGGAAACTATAGTGGTCTAACCATAGCCAATGGAGCGTTTGCTAATAATTCCTCAATAACTTGTGATTGTAAATCATTCTCAACAACCACAGGAATTGTAAGTCAGTGTGAAACTGCCTTCAAAACTTCTGGTCAAACGTGGTCAACAAACTCAAGCGGCGGCGGTGTTTGGGACATTTGGAGTTTTGGATCAACTGGCGGTTCGGCCAATAGTTATTTCAGAGTAAGATGCGAAGGACAAGCACCATGAAAATAAAAGTATTAGTTAAAGAAAAGATCATTGTTTCTCCTTACGTTGCTCCGGTTCTAGCAGAAGACGGTTCAGTTATTACCGAAGAGTCAAAAGAAGTAGTTCAAGCAGGAAACAAGATTGACGAATCAGGCATACTTTCATCACAGCAGGAAGTGGATTTCTTTATCTCTCAACGTCCTCAATACGTTTGCGAAGTGGTTGACGCCTCCAATGAATACGCCGCTGCTCAAGGTCTTGAGTACGCTAAGAAGGCCATGGAATGTGGTAAGTCTGCTCAAGCACTCATGCTTGTTCGCAACGCTGCCAAGAACCTCACAACTGAGCAAGTAAAACAAATCGTCGCTACCTACGCACCAATCAAAGCACTCCTTGACACTGGTTCACTTCAATCGGCGGTGGAAGAGATTGGAAAGATTCAGGCCGACGGAGTTCTGGTGACAGAAGAAGATAAGGCAGCGATCACCGCTCACATCGGACAGTGTAAACCATGAAGAACGTCACCATCATTATCCTTGTTGTAACTGTCTTTGGCCTGATTGGCTGGGACATTTATGCAATGATATATGGTGGTCACGAAACAACAATAAGTAGTGTTGTTGTAAATTCTTCTTATACATTTCCTGCAATACCATTTGCTGCTGGGTTTCTTATGGGACACCTATTTTGGCGAATGAAGTCAAATAAAGATACAGATAAATCAGGATGATTTATGAATAATGACCAAGAATGGCGAACTCATTTGTTTACTGAGATCAAAGAACTTAGAAAGGAAGTGGGAGAAATAAAGCAAGAGATGATTTCACTTAAGATCAAAGTTGCAAGCGTTAGCTCTGTTCTTGGTGCAATAGTTTCTTATGTTACCCATAAGCTAATGTGAATTATACACAAGCGTCTAATTTACCAAGTAGTGAAAAGATTTCTTTAGTAACATGTGATGCTAATCGCAGAGCGAAACTTTTTACATTATATTCAGGTAACACATATTTTGCAGAATATGATCAATTTTGCATTGGCGTGAAAAATAGTTCTACTGTCTTTGATGCTGGATCAAATAAAAATACACTTAATGTTAATGAGTTTTTTTACGATGCAAGCGCAAAAAGACTTTATATAAATTGTGGTGAAAATCCTGCTGAAAATGAAATTATCATCACTCATAGATTTTTCTTTTCAACTACTCCATTGATACTTCCATACGACCTTTTAAATGGAATTGATGTAGAATGGCAGCCGATTGTCTCTCAAATAGCATCTATCGGCCAGCAACTTGATGACGAAAACACCGGTATTGTTCTTGAGTCTCAGAGCAGTGTTACGTTTTTAAATAACCATGGATTCTTTGATTCAATATTTGATTCTCTTATATTCGAGAATCAACCAATTGTTTTTTACTCTTGGTTTGGGGATCTTCCAAAGTCACAAATAAAGAAGATTTTTCAAGGAGTAATAGAATCAAAATCATTTAACTCCAATCAAGTCCGCTTTAACGTAAAAGATCAGGTTTATAAGCTAAGGTCATCTTTAAAGTCAGATACGTATTCAGGTGTTAATGTACCTGAAGATATGCGTGGTAAACCAAAAAGAAGAATCTACGGTAAACTTAGGCAGCTTAAAACAGTTCCAACTGACATTATTGGATTGGGTTATCCTATTTCTGGAACAATTTCTGCAACAGTAGGGTCAAGTGTTTTAACTGGAACTGGTACTTCATTTTTAACTGATATTAAGCAGGAAGATGAATTGATTATTATAACAGATAATGGAGAAGTAAAATTCTCAATTGAATCTGTTTCATCAAACACGTCTGCAACAATTACAAGTGATTCAGAAGTTTCATTTATTTCTTATCCAGCTGTTCTTGTTCCGGGACATGGAAGCAGGTTAAAAAATAGAACGTGGAGCATTTGTGGACACAAAATAAGAAGATCAGAACAAAATATTCTTTCGGTTGTGAACGCTAGAACATTTGAGTTAGCTGATACTTCTGAATTTTATCCGGGAGACATTGTTTATATTACTAGTGTTTCTGGATCATTTACAGTTGCAAGAAAAAATTCAAATACCATCACATTGTCTCAGGATGTTTTTCCTATTCCAGAAGTAGGAAATTTACTTTTTAGAGAAGCTGTTTCAAATGTGTATGCTGATACAAAAAAGCTTCTTATTAATAGAGACTATTTAGTTGTAACATCTGACTATGAGTCATACATATTGCTTGATGAATATGCAGAGTTCAATGTAGCAAAAGAAACTAGATCGACAAATAACTTTGAGTTTAAAAACAACGATAGAGAAGTAAAGTCTTCAACTACTCCTGATTTAAGAACTATTGTAAACGTTGGTGATTTTATACGCCCAGAATCTCAGCCAACTCAATCACCAGAATACTTAAATTGGTATGAGGTTTCGTCTGTTTCTGAAAAGTCCATTTTATTAACTAGGCCGTATAATAATGGAACTGGAACAAACAGCAACCATATTTGCATTGTTCGTAGAATTGAAATAATTAATGACGATTCAAATGTGTTGGTTGATTGTTATGGAATGGATCGTGGAAACAAGTGGATTAAAACGGCATCTGACGCAGTTCTTGATTTGGTTGTAAACGATTCAGGATTTACAAACATAAATACAGATTCGTTTAACTTGGCGGATTCGGATTGTGACTATGTTTTATCAATGGCAATTCCTGATCTTGGTGAAGATATGCCAAAAGTAAGGGATGTTATTGAGAAAATAAATAATTCAGTATTTGGTTCACTATTCTTTGATATTGATCAAAACTTGTCATACTCAATCGTTAATACAAGAAAGCCAAATAATATAAAAGAAGTTAAGGATGACGATATTCTAAATTGGTCTGTTAATACAGAACAAAGAATAGTTAGCGATATAGTCGCTAAGTATCGTCCTTATGTTGATGTTATAAGTGGTGATGATTCGTTTGAAACAATTTCATTTGGAAATCCATTCGTTGATGATCTTATTGGTATTGATGAGGAGCAGAATACTACTCTTTATTTATACGACACCATCGACGCTGACACAGTAGTTAAGCGTCTTGCTCTTTATCGCTCTTTATCTGGATCAATTATAAACATTTCTGGGAAAGCAAGCTTTTTTGATTCTTCTGTTAATGATATGGTGATGCTTGATCTTGACCGTATTTATCGCCGTTACGGTGGAGCATCATACAAAAAAATTGGAATTATATCAGGTATAAAGAAATCTCAGTATGGGGCCGAGGTAAGCATTAATGACTTGGGCAATATCTTCAACAGATGCCCAGCTATTGGACCATCTAATATGTCCGTGTTTACAGAATCTGAAGATAATGAAAAGATCAAGTACGGGTTTATTTTAGACTCAACTACTCTTATCCCGGGTGATGACGAAAGCTATCTCGGGTCTGGGTTAATAGGTTAAAACTATGGCATTTTTAACAATTCCATCATCGGCAACAGACGTTGGTGCGCCGATTACAAAAGACCTTATGGATAAGCTCCGCACAAACGGAGAAGACCATGAAGTCAGAATTTCAGCAATGGAAGCAAATTCTTCAGTTGTTTATATTGTAAATGGCGACATGAGTTTTGCTGGATTTGATATAAGCAATCCGAATATATTTTATTACAAGGCAAAGACTTCAATTATTATTACTGATTTCCGAGTTCAACTGTTTTCAAAAGATGGTATTTCTTCTGGGTTTTTATCGTTTGATCTTCAGAAATCTATAAATACAAATGATGTGAACTTTTCAACTATTCTTTCCAGTAATCTTTCTATTAACTTTGCTTCGGCGTCTGACTATAGTGAGTTTACGGCAACATTAGATGGATTAAAGACAACAATTGCAATCGGAAGTGTTCTCAGAATCAAGGTAACAGAATTACCAACAGGTTTTCGTGGGCAAGTTCTTATTTCAGTAGGAGCGCAATAATGTCATTTTTAAATCCATCGCTCAGCGGACAGTCTGTATTTAATCTTCCGATTATATTTACTGCAACATACTCGTCACCATCTACAATTCTTTTAAATGGTGGCGGTGTTTTATCTGGTTTTTCTTCTACTCAGTTTGCTTCCTACAATGCGGTTAATGGTGTTGTTGATATTCTGCAAACAGGTAAGTATAGAGTAAGCATGGTTGCTTATGCCAAATGCAATATGGCGCACACTACTGGGTTTGGAAATTTCTCATTTGTTGCAGGATCAACAATTCTTTACACTATACAAAAAAACTATACGGCAAACACATTTGCATCAAATACACTTCCACTTTGGTTTTGGTATAATCGTTCTACGAGTACACTAGATAGAACTTCTCCTGTTGCTGCTGCAAACGCTGGTTACAATTTTGAAGGAACAATCATTCATTCATCTGAGCTTATTCTGAATAGGAATGATACAGTTTATCTTAACTGCACATTGACAGCTGGTACATTTACTGGCGCATTTGATGGTTATATTCAAGTAGAGCAACTTGCATGATCACACTATCTGAATACCTCATGGGAAGAGATAAAGATTTCCCTCTCGATATGCTTCAAGCAAGAAATGCCGCTGAACTTTTATCTAGGGTAAATTGGCTTTTTGGTACTCTTGAAATTCATGCAAAGGTAAGCTCTGGTTATCGACCATCGTACATTAACAAAAAGATTGGTGGTGCTAAGATGAGCACTCACACTGTTTGCGCTGGCATTGATTTACACGATCACGATGGTATGCTTGCAGCAAGACTTCTCGATCATCTCGACCTTTTGGAAGCCGCTGGCCTCTGGATGGAAAATCCAGACTACACGAAGAACAGCAACGGATCGGGATGGGTTCACTTAGACACAAAGCAAAGAAAAAACCGGGTGTTTATCCCTTAGGAGTTATCATGGAAGAATTTATCTTAAAAGTTTCTGAGTTTCTCACTTCTGCAATGGGAGCTTCTGCTACTGTTGCCGTCATTCTTGAGTTTGCTTTCCGCTTGCTCCCGTCTAAAAAGCCGCTGTCTATCCTTCACGTTGTTGGAAAGTTCGCTCGCGCTTGCGGAGAGATTCTTGTGAAGTGCGCTGACTTCCTCGACAAGGTTCTCCCTCAGGTCATCAAGGAAGAAGAACAGAAGTGAAGATCATTTCCGCTGTCATCGCATTGGCCAAGGCAATCCCGATCATTGAAAAATGGTTGAGCTTGCTTATGGCCCAATACTATCAGTGGAAAAAAGAAGAAATTAAAAAACAAACTGCACAAAATGTTGACCTTGGAATCAAGGAACAAGACCAAAGGAAGATTGAAGATGAAACTCATTCGGGAGTTTACTCAGGCCGCGGTGATATTCGTTCTTCTCTTCCTGATGTCTTGCGTGACAAGGAGAAGCATTAAGGCCTATCTCTGGATAAACAATCTTCCTGCTCCTCCGGAAGTTTGCGAAAGAGAACCATTGCTCAAAGACTACGGATTATACAGAAGACTTAACAACGGGAACTTTGAGTTTCTTTCTGTGTGTGATCCTCGCATCAAAGAGTTCTATTCCATGCACAAGGACGATCTTGCAAGAATCCTGAGCGAGAAATGAAGAAGACCACTCCAAAAAACGTACAAGTTGAATATTGGGTTGAGAAATATTTCCAAGCAAAGACAGACGGCGATCAGAAGAAAATGAAAATGTACGCTGATCTTATAAGAAAGCTCGGCGGTAAGGTTCCAAAGATTTAAAAAGATCAAGCTGTTCCTCAACGATTGTCACCGAGTCAGCGATAAACGCAATCCCGTTATTCTTTCTTACCTTCGAGATAAAAAATCTCTGATCTTCAGAAGCGAGCTTTGAAAGTTCCTCCTGTGTCCGGTGTTTAATGGTGTTGGTGCGCTTTGAGATATAAGGTTTTTTCACTTCAATGGCGATAAACACACCGTTGTAAATTCCGATTATGTCACTCACACCCTTGATGTGATGCGGATTGAAACTCTTGCGGTATATCCCTTTCGTCGGATCAAATATGCCTGTACTCTGAACCTTGAAAACAAAAAAACCTTTCTTGTTCAGGAACGAGAGAATCTGATTCTCAATTTGCTTCTCAGTCATTTTGACACACCCTAAATTAATTCGGACAATGAAGGTGAGGTTCCCATCTCAATTCTGTCGGGGCAAGGTGGAGTCATGGATGACTAAGTCTTGCCCTTTCTTTATCCGTAAATATCGCGAACGTATCTCATGAACAGGTTGGCCGCTTTGTAGGGTACAGTGTTCAGGTTGTAAATGTTAGGACGATTACCCTTATGAGTAAAGCCAACAATGTGACAACTCTCATGATACAAGTTCTGCACACGATCCATCAAAGATAAATCAAGTTTACGAGTGTTCACAAAAATCTTGTTTAACTCAGCGTAACCGATCGCCGCAGAGAACGGGTTGAATGATTTGTATGGAACAATTGTCACGGTCATGGTTCGCATTGTCTCCGGGAGAATCTTGGAAATCTCTTTCGGAGAAAGAAGTGTGTGATTGAACTTCTCTTGCTTGGCAACGCTTAAAAGAAACTCGCTGTCAGCGTAGTGTTTCATCACAATCGAAGCGGCCCTGCGAATTGTTTCGTCGTTAAGCTCAACGTAAATTTTCATTAAACCATCCGATAAATTCAAAATTGTCCAACTGTACTGGTTCAATAAGTTTTTTGGTTTTATAATCAGGGTTGTGCCAAAGCAGGGTTCCGTATCCATGAGGGGTAACAAGAAATATTATCCCGGTTTCTTCGTGCATAAATATCATTTCATACTCCTAGTGGTGAATGGTAAGCAATCACGATGCTACATATAAGAACAACGATGAAATAAACAAACATGATTATATTTTCTGCGCTCATCTTCTCAATACCTCCAAACAATTTTGAAGCTTCTGGTTGTTCATTTCCAAAGTGAAGCGAACCTGATCGCGGGTTTCCCGAGTGCCATTCATGAGTCCGATGTTGAACCCAGTAAAGAACATTGCTCCCGCAAGAAAGATTTTAAAGAACACCGCTCTCTCCTTTGAGGGACAGGACAAGTTGGCGATTGAATTCCCAAGCATCCATTAGTTCGCGCTTCTCTTTCTGCATCCGTCTAGCAATGTACTGGTATTTGTTGTCAAGGATGCGAGAAGTAAGTGTTGAAACTTTTTCCTCGATTTCTTTCATGCGCGTTTCCGCAATGGAAATCAATTCTGGAGTAAGGTCTTTCTGTTTTTTTGGGGTTGGTTTGTCGGAAAGATAATTCTTGAATTGGTTGGCTTTCATTGAGTGGTGTCCTTTCAGATGAAGCTACGTCATCGGAAAGAACACCGAACACAGAGAATTTAGGAAAAATTTAGAATATCCATTTTATCGGAGTCTTTGCATCCATTACCTCAAGGAGGTTGGAGTTGCTTGGCGATGCGTAGCGCACTCCGCCAAGCTCCCCGGCGAACTTGTATGTTGCTCCGTCAAGCGTGCAGAAGAGAGTCCCGATGTCTTTGAGGTCACCAAACTCCTGCATGGTCACGCCCTCAATCCGGGCGGCGAAGACCTCAATCAGGCGCGGAAGAATCTCGGCGGGTGCGCGAAGATTGTGAATAAACTCTTCAAAAACTTTCTCCTCACTCTTGTAAGATAAAAGAGTGTCCTTTGCGCTGGTTGGATTTTTTTGAATTTGCTCTGCTAACTGGTAAAGCTCTCTTGTTTTCATTCGTGACTCCGTGGTCAAGGTTGTATAAATCTTCCCGGGTTGTCCGAGAAAGAAAGCGTTTCATAATCGCAATGCAAGCGAGCGCGTCCGATCGTGCGTTGTGATGTTGAAGCTCGATACCCAAACTATCACACACCGCTGAGAGTGAAAGAGACTGTGAATTTATTTCGTGTTGGAAAAGTTTGCAGAGGGAGTGGGTTGAAAATGGTTTCACCCGGGCAATCGAATAGTACGCACTGGTTCCAAGGTTCAAGAGATTGATGCGCAGCACTGCCCAATCGTAATAGACAAGCTTGCCGAACATGACGGCGTTGCTGTGGCACCAAAACTCTGTGATTCTGTGCTCCTTAAACCACGCGATAATCTTCTCCGCCTCCTTCTCGAAACGAGGATACCGGGCGCACTCTTCCCTTGAGATTCCATGCACAGCATATGCTTCCTCTGAATAGCGGTATGGGTTGCACCTGATTTTAAGCTCACTCACTATTTCAAGATCGTCGTTCAATGCAAAGAATTGTGCATCCAAAATCTCTGCATCGAACACGTTCTTTGATGTTGTCTCAAAATCTGCAACACAAATCATCACTGTCTCTTTGGTTGATTCTGCTCGATCAGTTTAGAAGCTTCCGCCTTGCTGATATTCGCGGCGAATTTAATCCCCAGACGGGTGAGCAATCCTTTCTGTGCGTCAGATGCTAAAACCTGCACCTGAGCCGTTTCTGTGCGATTGGCTAACGGTTGAGAGGCATGGTTAGCATCGTCGTCTTCTTCTTTGGTGCTAATCCCAAGGAGAGCTTGCAACTGATAACGCTTGTAATACGATAAAAGAGAACCAAAACGCTGGGGGTCAGCAAGCTGCGGAAGGATCATTTCTGAGATCATTTCCTCACCTGATTCGTGGACTAGGCGCGTTATCAGAATGGTCTTGTCTCCCTCGACACGCATCGGTTGAAGAATCGCCAAGCCGTTCGCCGCGAGAATCGGACGAACCGCATCGAGTATCCCGGAGAGTGACAGGTAATCGCTCTTAAAAAAGGGGTTCTCTGAGTCCTTCGCTACGGGTTTAAGCTGTGCGTGAAACTTAACGAGTGCGCTGTTTAGTGCTTTCATACTTCTCCATTTGGTTTAAAACCTTATCAAGTACCTTAACTTTGTTCTTATCCTCGCACCGACACTTTGTTGCGGCGACAACCTGATCGTCCTCATACAACAAGGAATATTCTGCTTTGCAATAGTCGCATATCAGTATCTCTTCCATGTTTACCTCCGTTAGTGTCGATCTATTTACTACGCTATAACGTCAAGCGAAAGTATAATTTTTAGATAGTCAGTCGCAGATCAATATAAGATTTCGCTACATTAATTTAAACTTTAGCTTCCGTGTAATCTTTACTATACCTAAAGCACGGCCCTGCGGGATTGCCTATTCGCCGCTCACGTTGCCAACTGGAAAGGTCGTACATGGTTGCGTGCTCTACTCAGAATAGGCCTTGTAAACTTCGGCTCCGGAAAGCATACTAAGCTTTAAGGTTATAGAAGCGAACGAGGACAGGATAGATAAACCCTAAGTTAATTTCTTAAAGGTTGTTTCTATCTTACTTCTCTTCTTGTTCCTTCTTCCTAAAAGCATTTCATCCTTTCTAGTTAGTAAGTAATAGGAGCAGGTGATGAAGAAAATTGTTCAGTATCTTCATGTGAATAAGAGAATGGGTAAGTGGACAGTTCACAACTCCCGGGGATGCTTTCACTTCGATCATGTTGAGCTTAAAGTTCCATGTGAGACAGTTTACCAACCCCACAAGAAAACCAACCCCAAGTTCTTTCTCAGGTGTAAGGGAACACTTGTCTTAAAGGGTGACATTGCCGAGATCATTTAGGGCGATTTGACACACACTAAATTTATTGAAACGATTTGGTCATGGATAAAGTCACTTTCCACGATTTGGTTCAATCGTTAAAGAATCTCGCCAAGGAACTGGGAAGGACTCCTACTCTGCTCGAGTTTGCTAACATCCATTCCCGGCGACAAATCGACAAGTTTAAGTACAGTAAGATTGTTTCCGCTGCAGGTCTTGAACCAAACAAATACTCTCAGTCAACTGATCCGGTAGAAGTTGTTATTCGTCCTCCTAAGATTCTCGTGTTTGACTTGGAAGTCTCGACGAAGATTGTCCACACTTATCAGATGTACGATGTGAATCATTCTCCTGATCACGTCATTCAAGACTTTTACATTCTTTCGTTTGCAGCGAAGTGGATCGGATCAGATGAAGTCATCTACATGGACATTCGGAACGCTCGCCCGAAGAATAATGACCTTTCGCTCTTGAAGAAACTGCACGCCCTGATAGATGAAGCTGATTTCGTCGTCGGTCACAACATGGGACGATTTGATCTTCCCACGATTAAGTCGCGATTCATTATGAATGATCTTCCTCCAGTGAGGGATGTTCCGGTGATTGATACTCTGAGGATCGCCCGGAAGCACTTCAAGTTTACCTCGAACAAACTTTCTGAACTGGCGAAGTATCTCAAGTGTAAAAACGAGAAAGATTCACACTCAGAGTTTCCCGGAATAAGTCTTTTTACCGAGGCGATGAAAGGAAACAAGCGTGCTTTTGAGTCAATGGAGCACTACTGCAAAATGGATGTTGTAGTGACGGAGCAAATATTTCATAAGCTCGCTCCGTGGGAGAAGACCATCAACTTCCAATCGTTTTATCAGGAAGCTGTTTGTTCATGCGGCAATAAACAATTCTACAAGAACGGGCTGAAGTATCAGCGATCAGGAATTTTCCAAATATGGAGATGCTCGGTTTGTCAGAAGACGTTCATTGATAAACACAATCACCTAAACAAAGACATCAAGAAAGGGTTACTGAGTTAGTAGGTCTTAAACTTCTCGCGTTCCTGAGCGTGCTTGTTACACTTTAGGTATGAGAAGACTTCCTAAATTCGTTCACATTTTAGGCCGCAAAATTCCAGTTCGATTAGTTTCCAAGGCGGAACTTGATAAACTTTATCAGGGTGCGGGTGCGCTCTTTGATGCTGAGAAGAGATTGATCATGATCGACAAGGATGCCCCGATTGAGATACAGCGAATGTACCTCTTCCATGAAATGCACCATGCGATGCACTCGATCGTTGGGCTTGATCAGTTTATTCCCGGGGAGATTCTGGAAATACTCTGTCAGTCAGGAGCTTCCTTTCTGGAAGACTTCGAGAAGCACTTCCGGTGAACGGCAAGGTTCTCTTTATCAACACGCTTTACTTCCCGGATACCGAGGAAAGGGTACGCCTTCAAAAGCTGCAGGATCGGCTGAATAGCGCACGAATCGAGCTTACGTTTGCAACCCGTAACTATCCTCCGGGAGAACGCTTTCTCGCCTTTCAGCGTTATCACAATGGGTTCAGATATAAATGGCTAATTTATAACGGATTTAAAAAGAAAGATGAAAATTTAGATTCCCTATAGGAGATCAATAAAGATAAGTTTTCCTTCACAGCAATTTACTACAGGAGGAAAACAAATGATTCGTAAATCAACTCACCTTGCCAAGTTCATGAAGGACAAGCGCGAAGCACTCGGACTCTCTCAGAAGCAACTTTCAGTTTCGATGGGATTCTCAAAAAACGGCGGTCCTCAGTATATCTCCAACACTGAGCGCGGAACTTGTCAGTTCCCGATCAAACACCTCCCGAAACTTTCCGCTGCACTCAGCACCGACCTTGATGAACTCAAGAAACTCATCGTGTCGGATTACGAGCTTTTTATTTCTCAAGCAATCGAGAAAAAAAATGAAGACACAACAATCGCTTAGCACTCCTGAACTCTGGGTGACAGAGCGCGGGGAAGTGTATCTCAACAACGAGAAGAAAATAAACATCGTGGTCTTTCACGACTACGGGATTCGCGGCCCAATCGTGAACTTCCGCAAAGGAAAGTCGGTGAGACAAGTATCAGTCTACCGCATGATGTATGAGGTGTTTGTTCTCGGAAGAAGACTCTCCCGGAGCGAGCATATCGAACCGATTGACGGGAACGATGGTAACTGTGAGATCACAAATCTCAGACTGAATCACGTTCGTTTCTCGGATCGCATCCGGGCAACTAACGAAGAATCTTACTTTACATGGATGGGTATTGATGAAGTCTACTGTTAGGCGAGCAGAGATGATTAGAATGGCATTAGCTTCATTAATGAAAGACTTGGGTGAGGAAGAGAAGCTCGACTTCCTCACTGAGGTTTTTCTGATCACAGAGGATATTCGGCACGAACTGTGTTATCCCGAGGAAGAGCTAACGGAAGAACCCGAGGAATATTCTGGGTGTTGGGTTCTTTAAAGACCGATAAATAAATTTATGAGGCACGAGATGGAGCATTGCAGTTGCTACGAGTATGGGTTTAATCTGTCACACATGGAGGCTAATCATGTTTCATGCGCTGACTGTGGTCGAATTGTTTACCGCAAATTGAACGCACTCTTTGTTGAGAAAGAAGGGGTTTATTCAAACCTCCCAATGGTTGAAGCATGGGACATTGAAAGAAACGCAATGAATTGCAGGAATGAACTTCCCGCTGTTGCTCATCCCCCTTGTGAAAGATGGGGGCGGTACTGGTTCGGTGGCCCATCGGTAAAAGAACGGAAGAAACTTGGAGATGATGCCGGATGTTTTGCTTTTGCTCTCTGGTACGTTCGCACCTATGGCGGAATTTTAGAGCATCCTGAAGCGTCTCATGCGTTTAAGTTTTTCGGTCTTCCGTTACCAGAAAGAAAAGGTGGATGGAGCTCGCCGGATATTTATGGCGGCCGTTCTTGTTGTGTTGAACAGGGGCACTATGGGCACCCGGCAAGAAAAGCTACTTGGCTTTATGCCGTGAAGACAGATTACCCGGACCTAATTTGGGGGCCATGCGAAGGAAAGATGAGAATGGACGAAGGTTTTCACTCAAAGGAGCAGGCCAAGGAAATGAGAGCTCGCCCTGACTATGTTCCGGTTAAAAGATTATCGGCATACGAGAGACTGGCAACACCAGTCGATTTCAGAGACTTACTAATTAATATTGCAAGAACGGCAAGGTAAATAATCTTAGGTAACTATCCCTTGACGACAAGTAGGAATTAGTTTATACTGATTACAGAGAGGTAGAGTATGCGAATTTTAAGTCTTTTTGATGGAATATCTTGTGGGCAAATAGCCTTAAACAAAGCCGGAATTTCAAATTATGACTATCTGGCTTCGGAAATAAATCCTTATGCTATTAAAGTTACACAGCATAATTTTCCAAAAACTATACAGCTTGGAGATGTAACCAAGATTAAAGGGACGGAATTAGGTAAAGTTGATTTATTGATTGGTGGAAGTCCTTGCCAAGGGTTTAGCTTTGCTGGGAATCAACTTAACTTTGAGGACGAAAGGTCTAAATTATTCTTTGAATACGTTCGACTTCTTGAGGAGACAAGCCCTAAATATTTTCTTTTAGAGAATGTTAAAATGATTAGGGAGAGCGAAGACATAATAACTAAAATGTTGGGCGTTAAGCCTATTAAAATAAATAGTTCTCTTGTATCTGCACAAAACAGAGAGAGGCTGTATTGGACTAACTTACCCCATCCTACAATTCAGGACAGAGGATTGGTTTTAAAGGATGTTTACGAACCTATTTCTGGCACCCCGTTAAGTGATACAACCGCTTCCAGACCTAGAACTATTCGTAATTATAGGGGGTTAAATCAAAAATCTTCTTGTCTCTTGGCTACTATGTATAAGCTCAGTCAGAGTAATGGAATGACGGTCATTCAAGACAATGGAAAGTTACGCTGTATTACCCCCTTAGAGTGTGAAAGACTTCAAACCGTTCCTGATAACTATACTTCAATACTATCCAATACTAGAAGATACGAAGTGTTAGGTAATGGTTGGACAGTTGACGTTATAGTTGAATTTTTTAAGGGGTTGGCATGAGGTACACTATCAAAAATTTCATCAAAGACTTTCCAGACGATAAGACTTGCCTAGCCTTCATCTTTAAAAACCGTTACCCAAATGGACTAACTTGCCCTAAATGTGAAAAGACTTCATTTCATCCGGTCGAAGGTCGTAAGTCCTATGCTTGTTCATGCGGTTATCAAACCTATCCGACTGAAGGAACTATCTTTCATAAATCACCTACGCCATTAACTCTTTGGTTTCATGCTATTTTCCTCATGTCTCAATCCAAAAATGGGGTAGCCGCTAAGGAATTAGAAAGACAGCTTGGAGTCACATATAAAACGGCTTGGAGAATGGCGAAACAAATTCGGATGCTTATGGGACAAAATCCAGACCCATTAGGCGGTAATGAAATCATTGAAGCCGATGAAGCGTATATTGGCGGTGTTCGCAAGGGTAAACGAGGGAGAGGTGCCGCTGGTAAAACTCCTGTATTTGGAGTTGTTGAAAGGCAAGGTGAAATCAAAACTCAAGTAGTTAAAGACGTTAGGCAAGCGACAATTATTCCATTGTTTTCAAACATGGTGCCAGCACAAGCCGTTATTGTTACGGATGAATCAAGCATCTATAACAAGGTAACTAAACTAGGGCATTTGCACGAAACTATTAACCATGGAAACGGTCAGTACGGTCGAGGAGATGTTCACACCAATACTATTGAAGGCTTTTGGTCACAGTTTAAGCGTTCGGTTCACGGGACTTTCCACGCTGTTTCACCGAAGTATTTGCAGTCTTACCTTGACGAGTTTTCTTTTCGCTACAACCATCGGAAGTCTTCGCAGTCTTTGCCTGTTTTGATGTTTTCAAGGGTTGGGACGCTTTTACCAAAAGACGAAAAAATTGCTTCATAAGGATTTTTAATATGAATACGAAGGATGGTCAACTTGTCACTAAGGGATACTTACCAAAATTAAACATGGAGACCATTATGAAACTTATTCTCATCGCCTTTGTTTTCGCCATTATGACTCTCTCATTTTCTCGGGCATCCTGTGACATTGAGACACTTAAAAAAGACGCCCTGGTGCCATTTTCCATGCCCATGAAGGTTGATGGCTATTTCACGGGGACAGGGATCGCTACCTTTACCGATGTTATCTACCCGGACTACCCAGTAACGATCAAGGATGAGAGCTATCTCATTTTGGTTATGAAGGTGGACATCAAGTTTCCTCACGAGGAGAAACCCCTCAAGAGAAAATTCATGACGATCCGTCCAGTGGACATGGCATCCTGCACTCTGGGGCAATTTGAAATGGGTGATGTTTTTGGAAGCTCAGTAAGTGAAGAGAAATTGCCATAATTGATCATACAGGGGTGTCGGCAAGTGGTAAGCCAACTGATTTTGATTCAGTCATACGCAGGTTCGATCCCTGCCTCCCCTACCATTTAAAAAGGAGTAGAACCATGAGAACAAGTGACATCATTCTTGTCATAATTTTATTTTTTGTCGCCTGTACGCTAGTCAAGGAGTCAAACGAAGACGTTTATGACTGCGATAGGGCCGGAGGAGTTCTTTCAAGAGGCGTCTGCATCAAGAAAGAGTCAATTATTAAAAATAGGGAGTAGATATGAATCGAGAACTGGAAGGCGGTCATTATTTATCCCCAGACGGGTCAAAGATCGTTGAAATACGAAAAATCCGCGAGGGTCAGGATTACAAGTTTCAGCATAGATACATGTTCAATGCCGGATTTCTTCAAAGGGCCGAGTCAGAAGCTTGGATAAGACGGAATTTACGGGGCTGGATACGTTTAGATACTAAATCGGGAAAGCGAAGATAAAGCATCCTTCGGATGCCAAAGGCGGATTCTCCGCCCAAAGAAGCCTCTCCGAGGCTTCCAATTCAGGAGAAATGATATGAAAGAGTTTAGCTCGCAAGTCTTTAAAGATTCAGTGAATTTGTCACAAACAATCCTGAGAATGGTAGGAGCAATGGACAATACGCTAAAGTTTACGATTGGGCAGCAGATGATCCGTTCATCAGTATCAATCCCTTCTAATATATCAGAAGGATTCGGAAGAAACTCGGATGCTCAAATATTAAACTTTCTCAATATTGCTCACGGCTCATGCTGTGAACTAATTTCTCAAATCATGATTATTGATGGCATGATTATCGGAGATTCAACATTTGTTGCGGAAGAACTTATGAAAGATACTTTATCAATAAAAGATCAATTAAGGAGACTTTGTGTTCACTACAAGAAATAACTGTTATAATGGCTTGGCGGGCGCCGCCCGCTTTGGCGCCAAAGGCGCTTTGGACTCCGAAGGAGTCTTCTATGAGTGAACAAGGGGTATTCCGCATGAACAATTCAGAATTATTTGATCAGTTTTTTAAAAAGTTTATTGAAGAAAAATTTCCTGGGGTTGATCTTCAGGCACCAGGCCTGAAGCAAATGAAAGAATTTCTTCGCTTTGGATTTAAAGGTGCTTGTATCTTTAAGGACGATGAAGTGAAGGCCCTTAAAGAGGAAATCTCTCGTTTAGAAGTATCCGTGCATAATGAGCAGACAAAGCTCATTGAAATGGAAGCTCAATATTGCAAAGACAAAGCACTTCTCATTAAAGGTCTCAAGTTTTACGCTGGCCAGAAGGGTCATGGTGCTTTTGAGCAAGATGGCTCCAAGAAGAGGGCGCTGGGTGAGTATGCTTCAACGATCTTGAAGAAGGTTGATGCTGGAGAGGATGCTTAATCAAGGTTAAGCGGATTTCTTAATGTTCAGATAAAAGTTTGTAGCATTGTTAGCAATAACGAGAACCCCTGAAAGAAGTAAAGCTGATTTCAGGGGTTTTTCATTTGTGCGCATGGAAGCATAGATAAGTAATGGCCCTAGAAAGAGGACATCAACGACTCGAAGAAATTGAGACTTCTGAATTTCGGTTAAGTTTGAGTTATTATCTATTTCTCGAAACATCTTCCCTCACTTCTTTTTTCTCGCCTTCTTGGTCGCTTTTCTGGCCGCTGCTGCGGCCTTTTTAGTATTCTTCACCCACTTGCCCATCTTGCCTTTTTTCTTCTTTCTTGTGGCCTCTTCTTCTTCTGGGTCGAGTTCTTCCCACGCTTCTTCTGGGAGGTAGCGATCTTTCTTTTTGCTGCCTGGGGCGTACTGCCACTTTGCCCTGGTCCATGTCGCCAGATCGTTATCAGCTCTCTTTGGCCCTAGATACTCTCCACCGCGATCCTTGTAGAGCTTTACTGCATATTGCATGGCCCTTGCGCTATGGCCACCCATTTTCTTAACAGCGTCTTTTTTTACTTTTTCCCAGAGCTTTTCGTCAGTACGAGTAGCAACCTTGCGAGGATTCTCTTTATGGATACGTGCCAGCTTGGAATAATAACGAGGGTCTTCGGCAAGATGATCCAAGGCGATCTCTTCTGCGATGTCCTCATCGTCAGTATGCTCCATCTCGACCTTGAGCCCTTTTTTGAATTCCTCCGGATCAACATCATCCGGATCAAGATCATCCCCCAGGCCACCAAGAAGTTTCTGATCACCTCGAAAAACAAAATATCCTAAAGTGAGACCGAGTGAGACGAGAAGAATATTTTTAAGGACAGAATTCATGCGATTCCTTTTGCCTTAATTATACCAAAAGAATCCACCGACACCTCGTCTGCATGAAGAACTTTTTTCCCGTCGGTTGTAATAAACTGACTGGTCTTATAAGGATCGTAAGTCAGGAGTTTCCCGGAAATAGTGGACTTGGTATCCACCAGCTCTCCCTCGATATAGGCATGGACGTTTTTTCTTCTGTCTTCTAAGACTTTCTTTCTCCCTCCCTGGTTCACCCGAAACCTGGCGTTTCTCAAACGAACTTTGTTTGGATGCGAGGTGATGCGCCAGCCCTTCTCCGTCTTTTCCTGCGCAGAAAAGGTGCCTGTGTTTACATTTCTGTAAACTCGGACGAGCTTCAGAGCCTTCTTCACCCTAGAAGGAGGGGATTTCTTCTTCTTCTTTGCCTTCCTAGAGCGTTTTCTGGCCGGAGATGGGTTGGGTGCAAGGGTAATGTCTCGAGAGCTATTATCGCCCGATACAAGGTACATAACAGCGCCAAGACCAAGAAGAATAAAGATGAGTTTAAAAGACTTCGCTTCCATAATCCCATGATCTCATAAATTCGAGAGAGGAACTGGGAAAAATAAAGATTACCCGACTTTAGTTATCACTTTAGAAGCTCTTTCACCTTATTAAGAAAGACTTCAAACTCATTCAATTCTGGGCGTAAATGCTTGATCAATTTTTTCAAATCATTTATTCGATAAGTTTTAGACTTTGGATCAGCAATAACAAAAGGCTCAAACCCTCCCGATAACTTACTCAATGTGGGGTAGATATATGAACTCGGGAGAGATACATTGAAATTTCTTATTACCCAAAGATCAATGTCTTTTCCCGAGCACGGACCTAATTCTGCTAATGGCCACTAAAAACAATAACTCACCATACTGTCTTACGGCCTTTTTTGTGCTGAAAAAAATCATACATGCTCCTCTTTACACTTCTTCGCCGTTGTTCGGTGTCCCGAACGGTTCCATTCTTACAATTCCATTAACGGACCGGCTGTTAATCAAGCACGGCTGAGAGAAGAGAACAAAGTATCCTATCCCGTCGGCCAGAATGGACTGAATTTTTGTTTCGTATGTTGGACCTAAAACTTCTGTGCCCATGGATGATCCGCTAATATTAGGGTCTTGGTTAATAGGCACGGTTCTGGTCACTGAATTATCTCCCACACCGTAATAAGCAAGGTATGAAAAGCTTGCAGGCACACTAATGAGTCCAGCAATTTCATTCAGTGTCGGATTATAAGTCACATATCTAAAAATGTCAGTCGTTGTTGGCTGTGAAGGATCAATCGTCAATAAAGACTCATTTGAAATCTTTAAATATGATTTACCGTCAAACTGGAATGGTGATTCAAAAAATTGAAGGTTAGATGCCGGAAGGTCGGCCACTAGAATAATATTGTTGGAAGAAATTTGATAGGCCATGATTCGGCCATTAAAGCTTCCAGCAAAGCCCAGCGATGCAGCAGTTATAAATTCGCACGATGCTGGAGAGTTAAGATTCACTCTCATGAGCTGACTGGGAATGATGTCATTGCCTCTAATGACATTCGTGTAGATATAGTTTTCAGAAGAACTGATAAATACTGTTCTCCCAAGACCACCCGTAAAATTTTCAGCAAAAGACGGTTGAAAGCTTTGATCAATGAGCTTGGTGTTAAGGTTAATGCGGCAAAGAATTGTGGGAAGATTGTATGATCCTGCGCTGTCAGTTATGGCCCATGTTGAACCAACGGCCCCTGTTCTTGCGACATAGAGCCATTCTCCTGAAATGAACATACATTCCATGGATTGATAAGCAAATGTGGGCCAGCCGGAATCTTGAACTCCGGTCGTAGCGCCCACCACATAAAGGTAATCATTCGATCCAGTCCCGGTCCACTTCCTTAAAAAAAGCTTATTTGGGACAAGTGGAGAGCTAAGAAGAGGATGAGGACATTCTGCGCCTACGATTGGATCAATATTACTAACTATTGAAGTGAGTTCTCTGGTCGATTTATCAATAGTCGCAATACCCTTGGCGAATTTAGTCGTAAGGGGTGTCTTTATATTTATGACTTGAGCAAACACTTGCGGATAGTTTCCGGCCTGCCCTCTATATGCCAGTCCATGAGCAGAAAGGAGATTATCGACAATTTCAATAAGACGGCATTCAGTACCGAGTATGAATCCTAAAAATAATAGGTCTTCAGAGCCATTTGAAGCGTTTACTTTAGAAATAACTCCGCCTGTCTTCACATAGTAAACATTTGTATTAGTTGCTACAAATAGTTCGCCAGTGGTGTTGGTCACTGTGAACGCTAGATCGCGAACAATAGAATAGTTAAACTTTTTAATTTGTCCTTGATGGGTGACATACAGGGCATCAGATGATGTTGCCATGTTGCCGATGGAGGTTGCGCCAAACCCACAATCAATGGGTGATACCCATGAATTTGTTGATGCCTCCCATTTTGAGATAAAACACTGTCCATTGTAATATTGAATAAAGATCGTAGATTTATCTGGAGATATGGCCCATTGTCCATTAACAAAGGGCGCACCGGGAAGAACTGGTGTTGAAGGAAATGAAGCAGGAATCCCTGTGAGCTTATTGATCTTTAAAATTTCTCCATTTGGATAGCTTGTTCCAGCGTAAGAATAAGCAAATGTCACCACATGGCCAGCGTCAAAATCTTCCATTCTTAAACCAGCATAGTTAGATACTGAATTATTCCAAAGCTCAGTATTAGAACTTATTGAGTAGCCTGAGCATACGCCGAGACCAATAAAGATTGCGGTATTTGACGCTTCATCAATAACCATCCCGTCAAACTGATAGGTTCCCGCATTTGGATTGACAGAAAACTTAGTGTCGCAAAGCCATGTGACATTTCCTGTAGCGGCGTCGATCTCCACAAGACGTTGAGGATTTGCTGGATATCCAGGGCCCACGGTTATAGGCGGAAGAGTATATCCCATGAATGCTGTACCGTAAGAACCTATGGCCCAAACTTTTGACTTATCTTCCTTGATCTTGAAGAAAGATGTTTTCCAGTTACTAATTTTTGTGTTTATGCTTTCGGGAAATTGTCCTGTATCAGTTGTAACTATTGCTTGAAATGAAGATGGGGAGCCATAGTAAGTCGAACTTTCTTCAGAAATGTAGAGATTGTCCGGAGATACACCAAGCTGATAATTTGAGAATCCGGCGAGAAGTGGGAAAAAAGAGTTATCAACAGAAAAAACCAGCGTGTAGTTATTTACATCAGGAATCTGATCTCTTTCGAGCCTATATCTTCCATATTGCTGATCATAAATTGAAATGTTGGCCAGGATGAATCTTCTTCTAGCAAGTTCAGCAAAAAAGCCTTGCCCTGATATTGTTTCATTTCCGTCCGGGATGAGAGGAATAAGACAAATTTCATTTGAAACAGCACTAACATAAGTCAGAATGACTCTATTCCAGTTCGCAATATTTTTAAAGAATGGCTGAGTGACCAGAGCGATCAAGTCAGTTGTGTTGAGTTGATATGTCTGGGAGATCCCTCTGGCGGGTGTACTGGGAATGGTAATTAGTGCCATTATTAAGCTCCTGAAATTAAAAAGGGGAGGGTTTCCCCTCCCCTTGAATTGTACCATCAATAATAGCTTCGTGAAAGCTTGTCTATTAGCTTACTCTGACGGTGTTAATAACTGTTCCTGCAAGCCTCACACACGCATAAATTGTTCCGGAATTCGTCCATGTATTATGGAGGGTTTCATTAACATAGAAGGATATGGTGCTTCCTGTGCGTGAAAACGTGTAAGTATTGAGTCCTGCTGGGGCGGTGAATCCAGAACCACCAGGAATATTAAACGGCGCAAAGGATGTTGATCCATCTCCTGAGATATAATAAACCTGTACTGGATCGCTCGGATCATATTCTGGCAACGGGCTAAAGCCAAAAGAAAACAAACTCAGCAGTTGAGAGCTATCAAATTTATAATAAAACTCAAAATCCCCAGTAAGGGCCTCTCCTTTAGCATAGTATTCCTGCGGGTATGGAGCATTTCTCTCCAGGCCACCATTATCTAAGGTTGTATAGGGTATATCGTTGTAGGTCGGAAGCCATATCCAGAAGTCACCCACTGGAGGAACTACTCCAAATGAAATGTCGTAAGATGCTACCGACGGAATCTCGGCCCTACTAAAGATGAGTCTTCCGTTCTGCTTATCGTAGATCGTAATATTTGAAACTTGAAAGTTATCCCTTGCCTCTGGTGAGAAAAATCCTGGAGCAACAGAAATATCTCCCGAAATATTAGGCACAAAGCTAATCATCGAGAGCTGGTTTGAAACGGAGCTAACATAAGTCAGAAGAACTTTCTTCCAATTATTCTTGTCCTGAAAATATTCGTCGCTAATGAGAGCGACGAGTGCGGCCTGATCAAGAGAGTAGTTTTGTAACTCATCTTTTGCAGGTGCTACTGGTAAAGTTAAAAGAGACATAATTTTCCTTTGGTAAAAAAGAGGGGAGAAAACTCTCCCCTTTCGTCATCAAACTTACGCTTTAACGTAGTTAAAATAAATAATCTGATCTTGCTCCAGAGGAGAAGCCCCTGCTGACGCTGATGGCCCTTGGAAGATGAGGCGAGTGACTGATCCAGAGTTATCCTGCTGGAAGTCAGCGTCAGCGTCAGCACCAAGAACCACGATCAAGTTTACGCGATCAGAAGAACAGATGACTGATCCAAGGCTTGCCTTGAAAGAAAGATCAATATACTGGTTTGAAATATCGGCAGCAGAAAGGACAACTTTCTGAACTTCATAATCAGTACCAGCAGCGATTCTTGAATCAACGTATGCCTTAGTAGCAGCGTCTTGAGCAAGAGATGGATCAGCAAGATTAGAAATCTTGGCATTAAGCATATCGACTGAACCATCAATCTGTCTGAAGGCCGGACGGATTTCAAGATCAACTTCGCCACGGAAGGCCGGAGATTCAATTCCAAGGCTTTCAACCATGTACTGAACACCATTAACAGCAGCACCAGAATCAGAACCGAATGAAGAAGTTAAAACTTGTTCAGAAGGACTCTGAGGGCCTACGTTAAGGCCTGAGACAGTAAGGAGCTTAAATCTTGGAAGCTCAGGGTGAGCTACTGGCTCCTGACCAAAGTAAACGATACACTTCTGTCCTACTGCTGGAGAAGCACCGTCAAATCCAGAGTAAACCTGACGTGATTTAGCAAAGCCTGGGATTGCGTCGCCAGAGCCAGTTGGTACTGTATAGACTGCTAGAATCGGAGATCGTACAACATCAAAAGTCATCACTGCGTAAGCAGAGAAGTCTCCAAGTGTAATATTCGCCTGGTTTAGACCATCGAAGAAATACCAGTTAATCTTCTGGCCAGCAACAGAGTTCTTGTAATACCAACCATGACGAGGATTAGTCGATGAAGTTGGGTCAAGCTGTCCTGGTTGTCCGTCAGCATAAACAGAGGCAAAGCTATTGTATGCACTAGCAGCAATTATTTCGCTTCTCTCTTCAAGAACGATAACTTCTGCTTGAATAGCATCCATTTCCGACTCAAGGGTATCAACTCTTCCATCAAGAGAGATAATATCTGCTTGAGCTTGATCCATTTCAGATTCAAGAGTAGAGACTTTAGGCTCAAGAATATCAAGTCTGCCATCAAGAGAAATAATGCTTGCTTGAGCAGCATCCATTTCTGATTCAAGAGTAGAAACCTTTGGCTCAAGAATATCAAGTCGTCCATCGAGAGATAAAATGTCTGATTGAGCTTGAGACATTTGAGGAATGAGAACATTCACATCTGTCTGAAGCGCTAGGATCGCTGATTGAGCGGCATCCATTTCAGATTCAAGAGTATCAACTCTACCATCGAGAGAAATAATATCTGCTTGGGCCGTATCCATTTCAGATTCAAGAGTAGAAATTCTGCTTATAACAGCAGGAGCAACTTGAAGTTGGTTAGAGCCATTGATTGAAATGGTTGAGCTATCAACGAGAGCGTTTACTTCACCAGAAGAAATGGAGATCGCGTCACCTCCAACGAGGCCAGCGCCAGAAATCTGTGCATCTACATAGGCCTTAGATGCCGCATCTTGTGGATCAGTAGGATCAGCGATATCAACGATCTTATTTGATTGCATATCAAGCTGAGAGTTGATTTCTACGATCCGTGAAGAAAGGGCAATTTTACCACGAACGCCAGTACCAGAAACTGCCGCTGTTTCAAGAGAAATATCACCACCGTTTACATTAGATTGAAGGCCATAGGCATCAGACTGGATAAAGATGGATTTACCTGTAGTGTCTCCGGCAGGATCGTATGATGCTGCGACAGACGCCAGGTACATGTCAGTACCGGAAGACGCATGAACGTAAGCGAAATTGAAGAACCATTGAGTTCCCCAGTCACCGCTGTTATGAGCATTAGTGGTCTTCGGCTTGATCATTTGAGTTGAGAGGTCTTGAGAAAGCTTAGGAATCAGAGGAACAAGGTTTCCGCCGTTAGGATTCTGCGCTCCCTGCTTAGAGCCGGATACAAGATCAAAGTCGGCATAAGAAGAAGGACCATCAACGATCAGGTTTTCAGACTGGAAGCTTCTCAGGAAGGATGCGCAACGTCTTCCGAAGTCATTAACAGTAGTCGTCTGGGTTAAGTTTGTGCAATATCCGCCTGTAGCATTAAGAATTGTGGCCATACCACCATTAGGATGCTGGTTCAGGTTGATGTTGCTATAACAAATGTTATTAGAGAAGACACCGACGTTAATACCTGAAATGGTGATGGCACCAAAGAAGATTGTTCCATCAAACTGCGCTTGAGCAATAGCATTGTTGTAACCATACATGTTCAACGTAGAAACAAACTGACAGCGGCTAAAGTAAAGTTTACCAGCAGCAGAGGTTACAGTTGTCCAGTTGAAGTTAGCGGCAGAAAGGAAAGTCACTTCCACAGCACCCGATCTGTTATCAAAGCTGCTGTTAGCCGAGAACGACGCATCCATGGATACTGCGCCTGTGATACGAACTGACTCACGGCTTTGTCCAATAAGATAGACGTTTGGCTTAATAGATACTGATGCTTCTGTATAATTTCCGGCCTGGATTAGGATGGCGTATCTCTTTGACGGAGAGTTGTCCGAAATAGCTGCCATGGCCGCTGAAACTGTGAGAAATGGATTGTGTTGTGACCCATCCCCGGTCAGATCATTTCCTGATTTAGCAACATAGATTTCCTGGGCATAGTCAAAAGTCTCCAGGGCGTCAAGACGGGCATCAAGTGCTGTCTGGATAGCATCTACTTGTTGCTTTGATACGGCCTGAAGTGCTTCGACAGCATCACCCGGAAGGTATGGCTGCTTGAGAAGCTGAAGCTGGTTAGAGGAATCAAGCTTAAGAAGGTCTTGGCTTGAAAGCCCGTCAGCAGCTTTTGATTTAAGAGCTAGATTGTTTTCAAGGTCAATCTGAACCGAGCCTACTTGGTCCGTTCCGATATACTTTTTAGAAAGTTTAGTCTCTGACATATTTTCTCCTCTTGAGAAAAAGAGAGGGGCACATGGCCCCTCTCAGTAAGTGATAAATATGGCCAGACGATTAACGCCTGGCCGGAGGGAAACAAATTAGTCGATCACACACTGGATATAGAGGGTCTGACCTGCTTCAAGGGCCTCTGCTCCAGCGGAAGCAGAAGGTCCACCGGGGATGAAAGTGATACGAGTCATACCACCTGCACCACCAGTAAGATCAACACTGTAATCCAGACCTTCCCAGAGCCATACTCGCTGACTTACACCGATCTGACAAGATTGAGCAAGAGCTACAACCGAAAGATCAACGTACTGGTTAGTAATGTCACCAGCAGAAAGCGTGATAGCTTGCTTGTGGAAATCTGTACCAGCAGAAATCTGAGCATCTACGTAGGCCTTTGTCGCTGCATCTTGTGCTGCAACAGGATCAGCAAGATCAATGATCTTGTTAGACTGCATATCAAGCTGAGAGTTGATTTCAACAATGCGAGAAGTAATAGCGATCTTACCACGCACACCTGAAACAACTGAACCAGTCGAAATGAAAATGTCTCCAGATGCTCCTGAGCCAGCATTGTTACCAGTTTGAATATTTACAAGTCCAGTAGCGGCAAAAGAAGCAGCATTGGTGATAGCACCAGAAGTAACCACTGCATTACCAGTAGCACCTGTTCCGGAGTTCTGACCTGAAGTAAGAATGGCAAGGCCTGAAGCAAAGCTTCCTGTTCCCGCACCAGAGCTAACAACAACTGAACCAGACACAGCAGCAGACTGAGGAGCGGTAGCAAATGCAAATGCTCCTGTTCCAATTGGCCCTGACTTCAGGGAAACAATGCTTACACCGGCAGGAATAGCTGTGGTTTCAAGGTTGTCAAGGTTAGTGTTTGCCTTACCTTCAAAGGCCGTGATCGCCTGACCGAGAGGAATTGCATCAGAGAGTTCAGAAGCTTCACCAACACCTGTGATTCTCTGGCCGCTCATATCCAGAACACCTGTCATTGGACGAGTGCCATCAAGCTTCAGGAAGGTGAGGTCTTCAGCTTCAAGCGCAGTAATATCACTTTCAGCAGTATCCATGCGTCCTTCGAGGGCATTGATGTCGCTTTCAGCAGTATCCATACGGCCCTCAAGGGCGATGATGTCTGCCTGAGCAGTATCCATCTCGGACTCAAGTGTGCCAATTCTTCCCATGACTGCTGGATCAACACGAAGCTGATTGCTACCATCAAGAGAAATAGTCGTATTGTCGTATCTGACGTTAAATTCAGTACCGTCAAGTGAGAGGCCATCACCAGCGGTGTATGTACCAGCTCCGGAGAACTGAACAAACTGAACTGGATCAGTACCAACAACAGCTACAACATCAATTTCAACCCATCCAGTATCAGCATACTGAGTACCATCTTGAACGAATACAAAGTCACCGCCGGCCATTTCGGCTGGGGTATTGTAGTCCAGGGCGCGGGTGAAGACTGTGCCGAGGGAGCCGTTAGAGCCAACAGTATAAATACCGTTATGGGCCTTATTGACCTGACCGTTGACGATTACTCGGTCGCCAGCGATGAATGTGTAGCCATCATAAGCTGTGAGTGCAACGGAGAGAGTCAGTGTAGCACCAACACCATCAGCGCCGTTATCGTAGCTGACTGTACCGCCTGAAGCAGACTCGAGGGTTTGGTTAATGATGACTTTTGCTGGAGCATGAACGTGAAGACCTTCTGCTACTGCGTCCACGTATTGCTTATTGGCCGCATCACGAGCATCAACAGGATCAGCAAGGCCAGTGATCTTGTGGTGAACGCCGATAGAAGGCATCATGCTGAGATCACCTGTCATGGCGCGAGAACCGTCGAGCTTAACAAATGTCAGGTCTTCGGCCTGAAGATCAGAAATGTCGGACTCAACCGCATCC